CCAAGCTTGCTTCATATTGTCTATGATTTGCAAGTAGGCATATTGATCCATTGTAAGACTTCCTGCGGCTAATGCTTGTTGGGCTTTCGCATAGAGGTCTTGCCATTGTACATCTGTTGGAAGAGGCTCACAAATAAGATTTGGAATGCGCTCATCAGGATTACCGGGAGGAATGGCGAATGCTTTGTTGTTTGCCACCCCTGCTTCCCCTGTCTGCATAATGTCATACATCAGGTTCTCCCATAGGCTTGAATAAAGACGAATCTTTGCATCCATCAATCCAGACAACACATTGTCGCTTCCGTTAAGAAGCATCTGCGTTACGGCTTTCCCTACCTCTGGGTTAACGCCTCCTCCTGTGTCCACCTTTGGAACACCAACAACATCGTGAAGGAGGTTTATCTGCTGAAGCAATAAGCTCCATAATATATTTAGATTCCCTCCTCCGTCATTGGCTATGATGGCTATGGAATCCTTAACGGAAGCATTATGGAAGCCCTTGTAAGCAGAGGATGATACAACGCCTAAGCCACGCTCCATAAGCGTAGTCATTAGGTCTTCTGCTGTTACATCATCTCCTTCCTTCATGGCAAGGTCAGCCAAGGCATCTTGGTCAACTCTTATCATCCAAGGAAGGAACTCCTTCACATAAGTCTTAAACTTCTTGAAAGTATCTTCAATAGCATCAATGTGTGGCTTGGCTCTATCAATGATGGAAACGCTTTCGCCTCTGACCATAGAGGAGTGATGCCACACGAATGACCCGTACACCTTAGAGGCATTCACCTTAAAGGCATCTTCGTTCTTTGTTACGATAGGTTGACGAACTCCAGGCTTGACACCGTAGTCATAGAGATATCCGCTTCCGCAAATATACTTACCACCGAAAAGGTTCTGCACCTTAGCTGTGTAAACATCTCCATCTTTTCCGGGAGTCTTTTTGGAATATCCATTGTAGGCTTTTCCATTCTTAATGTTGGTGTAGAGTACATCGGTGGAGACATACTCAAAGTCCATGACGAGAACATAGTCTGTGTAGGTGTTAGTGAATGTAGTGAGGTAGTTGTTATTGTTGTTTGTCCACCAATACAACCAGTTGTACAGGATGGAAAACTGCCCACCACGAAGATTGCTTAACTCTTGGTCTGTAAGAAACTCCTGTGCTTCGATGCGTACTTGCTCAACCGGCACAGGGCGTATTCTATAACTCCAAACAATATCACGCCCATCAGGATAAAAGGACATACTATGACCACTATTAAGTGGGTCAAGATATTCGATTTGTCTTTTTCCATTTACTCTATTTATATAATGGCCTCTTACGGATGTGATGACATCATCATAGTCTGCCATCCTAGCAAGAGTTTCAAGATTATTCTCGTGTCCTATTTTAGAGAGAGCGAGTTCAAGGTTCATCTCCTCTACGAACTGAGGCATACAATCAAGCATTATCTGGAGTTCCGTAGTGTCCATAGGGACATCATCGGGAGTTAGGCCAAGTTGCTGAAGATACTGGCCCATCTCTGCGCCTTGTTGCTTCAACATCATAGCTAGTTCCATCTTAGCTTTCATGTCTTGCCTTTCGCCCATTGCCAAAGCATCAATCATTGATACGGATGGCTTAAACTTCTGCTTGTTGAGTTTTCCTACAATACTTTCCAATATTGTAGCCGTAAGTTTCATATTACGGAGGTCAGCACCAAGCAATGTTTGAGAGTCGTTTGCTCCTAAGTTGTCAATAGGTTGCACGGTACGCAAGTAGGATTGGTTACCCATTGCGTATTGATAGTTCTCAGCCCAACGCCTCCTTGGAAAGTTTGGACTTTCGATTTGCATCAAATGGAATGACTCCAAGCCTTGTGCAAAGCTTTTACCAAACTCGTTTGACTTCTTCTTGTCAAAGGGGACAGTGAGATCAGGTGCGTACATCTACCCTGTAGTATTATAATTACTTTCTTCGTTTGGGTTATAAGGGCTTTCGTATTGATTATAATCCCCTATTCCTTTTACAAATTCTAATGGCAAACTATTTGTATTATACTTGCCTGAGCCTGAGCCTGAACCTTGTCCATATCTCATCCCAGCCATAGCCCCTTGGAACGGAGACATAGCAAATTGGCTAATCTGTTGCTTGCGAGCCGTGTCAATGCCTTCAAGGTTGCTCTCCCAATAACGCTTATTGTTTTGCAAAGAAGCCCCTGCTCGTCCTTGCTCTCTCCCTAAATCAGCCTGAGCCATTCTTTGTCCTTGCAACCCACGAAGAGCAATATTCCTTCTTGCGGATTGCCCCTGCTGATTCAAACGAGAAAGCGTGTTTAGCATATTACTACTTGATACACCAGCCCTTTTGGCCTCGCCAAGAATGTTGGCTTGCTGTTGATTGATGTTCTCAAGCTCTTGTCCATATCCAGCAACTTGGCTATTTGCAGCCCTTAGTTGTGCGCCTCCTAATTGGGCTTGTTGGTATTGGTTTAATCCTTCAGGCCCCTCAGCCAAAAGTCTTCTACGCTCTTTGCCTTGTTTAATGGCGTTTATTAAACCAGGAGTTGACCCCGCAAGGTTTAATCCTGCTCCCACTAACATCCCTGTAACCGGATCTATCATAGCTTTGTGCGTTTATTGAACTATTGCCGAATTGTTTTTAACTTCAATAAAATTCAGTTTCGTGAATTTCTGAGGGTCAAATGCAAAAATAGAATATAATATCCTACTTTCCATATGTTTTCCACCAAGCACCCCTCCCGGTGTGTTATATGCTCTGCGAATTGCTGCTTCCCAATCGCTCTTTCTTTCTATCCACCATCCATCTGATATGTAAGAAAGTAGTGGGGTGTTGTTTATAGCATTGTCAGGCAGGCCTGTAGATAGGTCTGTACTTATAGGCTTTGGCCCAAATACTTTTATCTGATTCCATTGCTTGACAGAAGCAGGAGATTCATTGGTGATTATAGTAAGAGCAGGGTTCTTATAGCCCCCGAAAAACTGATTATCGTTAGCTGTCAAACTATTAACATCTGTCACCCAAACTTGCCCATTAATGAAATGGAACATTTTTGTACTCAAACTTATGCCTCTTTCAGGGGAAATAACACCCGAAAAGTAATCCCTCTCTCCCTGAAAACTCTTGAACCTTTCGCTAAAAGTATAGTGAGGTTTAGTCTTCGACCACACACTTACCTCATCTGTTACTTGGTCGAAGATGGAAACAACATTTGTTTTGCCATTAAGATTCTTGCGAAGTAAGTTTCCGAATGAATGCGTTAACCCTATCCTTTCAAGTCCTGCATTTGTGTACCGAACAAAATCATTAATAATGTCGCTCCACCAATATACAATGGACAATGGTGTGCGTGTTATACTTGCTGGCTGACTACATCCCATCTGCCCAAGTAGAGGTCTTTGAGATGCGAGATACTTGTCGGTAGTCGTTACATTGCTTTCTCCATCGGTATTAGTTAATTGGATGGAGTCGTAATAGAATGAACTGATTCCGTATGTCCCTATGGCGAGCAAAACCCCTGGCTCCCTCTGTGTAGCATTCGTTGTTACAAGAGATGTGATAGGGCCGTTCTCTAATGGGGCTTGCCTAAAGTCCACAGAATTAAATTTACTCAATCCGTTTATCTGTGTGCCTTGAATAAGAGGATCGGAGAAAGTAATGCCATTTTGCAAACGAACTTGTTGTTGAGTTTCGTTTACTATATTAATTTGGCCTATATCGGAAACCCAATTTTGAGAGTAAATATCGGATGGGTTCATAGAAATAAACATTCCATTCACCTCTATTGCTGGGCTTATTAAATTGCGAGTAGCAAACTGCAATGGCACAACAGAACTGCCGGATGAGCCAAAAATTATAGCTACGGATGTTCTAGAAGGAGCAAAGTATTTTTCAAATGCCGTTGTGTAACAATCACCTTCAATAACTCCTGCAAATGTTTGCCCATCCACAAACCTATCCCGTGTGAAAATTTGGCTTCCTTGGTAAAAGATATTTTCTCTACTATTCTTTTTTGAATAGAACTCTACTTGATACCATAGAGGGCTGAATGCAGAAACGGGTTCTAAAGTTACATTCCCTCCGTTATTTGTAGATGGGGATAAATCCGTTCTTGCGGTTTCAAATAAGAAAATAGACCCATCTTGCCCCGACAATTTATATTCAGTAGAATTGACTTGAGAGCCTGTTGACAAGGTTTGAGAATACTCATTAGTTAATCTTATATACTGATTCTCTTCACTAGAGTAAACAAATGGCAAAGGAGATATCCCCTCAACTCCATATCCTCTAAGGGTGTAAGCCTTTTTATCCACATCAGAAATAACCACCTTAGCAGGGTATTTATTTTGAAGGCTTGATACGGATAGGTATTTACTATTAAAAACAAACTTATTTATCCCACTGCCATCTTGATACCAATAGAATAGTCTACACAAAGTTTTGTAGAAGTAGTTTACATCCTGAGCCTTGGTTGCTACAACCCTAAAAAATGAAGCCCAAGGAGGCATACTACCCGTAATGGAATATTTAACATAATGCCTGTTAAAAACATAATCATCGTAAATTTGCGTTGGTGTAACAGAATTTTGAGGAACTCCTGTTACTTGCGTTACTGACACTTTAGGGCGTGGGATGGTTATTGTCTTATTAGAAACAACTCCTATAGTTCGCCCATATTCATCCAAGAGCTCAATACCAAAACTGTATGTTGATGATGGTCTAAAAGACCTGACATTTACAACAGAATTAAGTGCGGCATTAACAGGAGGTGGGAAATCCGTAACATTTTCGGGGGTTACATCTAATTGAATATCATTAAACTGAGGATAGTCGGAAAGGTAGTTTCCATGATTAAGCCTATTCTGAGCAATTTCGTTTGCTTGAGATTGAAAAGGAACTGCATCAAATCTTGCGTTGGTGATGTTTGTTGATACGGGAGTCCTTTGTAAATTTTGCAAATCTGCACTGACAAAACTTATTGATGGAACATTTTCAAAATCCACTAAAACTTGGGCTTCTGGTATTGCAGATCCTGGCCTTGTATTAAAACTTGGGAAGTAGCCCGGAAGCGATGTTGGAGATATATAGTTATTGACATCATTATCCTTTATTGATGCTATATACTCTATTCCATCATTGTTCTGCCTGTATACAAATACAATTCTCTTTATTAGATTTTTGCCTTGTATGTAATTCTGAAACTCATAAGCAGGAACTTGAATAACAATATCTGTTTTCCAAAATATTGGCTCAGACCAAGGGGCAAGCCTACTTTCCTCATCATTGTCATATACATAATAGTAGGAAAATTGATAGGCAGAATCATTTCCAAAGCCAGTGATGTTGTATGTTTCTGGCTCTGTGGCATAATCCTTACTAGCCTCTTTTGGAGTCCAACTTGTGTTTAGGATATACCATAAACTATCAAACCAACGAATCATAGTATATACATCTAAAGCAACTCCTGGTTGTCTCTTTATCTGCGTGTAATACCATTCTTCAGCAGGAAGTGGATAGGTGTCCACTTGTGTGCCATCTCCATCTTCCAACTTCTGTGTGCGAATGCCCTTTGCAACATTCACCATCCTCGGCTGATTCACATTGTCTGTCCAATATAGCTTACCATCAATGGCAGCCATAGAGACATTCATTGTTGTATTGAAATTCAACCACGACCCTCTGACAATCCTTTCTATAGAATTGTTACTTCCTCTCACCAAATAAATAGCGTGATTACCTTGGCTGTTGTACAAGGCGAAGTAAACAACTTGCGCCTCAAAGTCATCCATCACACCGACAACAAGATTGTCTCCAGCAGGAATGGCATATTGTAATTGCTCATTTCCATTGAGAAGAATACCCCCAGAGAGGTTCGTATTTTCCACGGATGCACCAAAGCGAAGGTTTTTTGCAGCCCTCGCCTCGTTTGGCTTTATCACCCTGTCATCAATGTCTGGGTTAACCCTGTCAATCCTATGTATCATATTACAAAGTTACTTCTTATTTGCCCTCTTTACATACCTTCTCCACAAAGCCTCTCCTCCTGTTTTTTCAGAGTATTTTCTTTCAAGGACATCATCCAACACCTTTAACTTTTTAGCAACAGTTTCTTCTTGCTCAAAGTATTGTCTTTTAAAATCTGCCCTCTCCTCTTCTGTGAAGATTTCATTGAATGGCTTTTGAACCATTTTCACCTTACCATCAGGTTGCTTTTGCTCAATCTTGATGTTACGATTATCTCCAAGCAATACGCCTTTATAAAAGTCAATACGATCCGCTGGTTTTATTCCAGCAGGGGCAACCTTGTCATCAACTATTTCTGTAAAAAGAGCCTTTCTATCTTTAAATGCACTTTGCGGAGACAACTTCTCGTAATTACTAAAAGCCGTTTTAGCCTCCTCTGTGTCACCTTTTTCAATAGCGTAAACCATTCTGTCCCTTTCGTGAGAGGCTTCTGCTTTAAATGGCTGAATGTTTTTTTCATAGATTCCTTTTTCATATTGTAAAGCAAGTTCACCATTAGCCCAGCTATTCGCCTTACTTTTTGTGGACTGCATCCATTTAGTGAACTCTTCTTCATCCATCTCCTTGAGGTTGTCATAATTGACCATCATAAGGTTACGGATGTATTCACCTCGTATCTTGGAAAACATATAGAACTGCTCATCGGTCATAGCTTTTTCATCGCTATTAATGTCAATGTAAGAAGCTCCATTTCTTTCAGGTTTACTTGTAACCTGGTTCTTATCAGCCATAAGCTGCCAAAGTTTCGCATACTCACCGCCATCTGAATTTGAATAAAGAATATTCAATCTTGGTGGTAGCATCTCTTCGCCAAGCCCGTTAACCGTGTTAAAGTATTGGTCTCTTGCATATGGAATATTACGAAGCATTTTGCCGAAGTATGTACCTCTATATTCCTTATCAGGCATATCCAAGAACCTTTGAATCATTTGAGCGTTCTGCTGATAGAAGTTTGTTCCAACAATAGGCACAACGGCTGCTCCTGTCTTCGTTATCCAATCCGTTAACTCTTGAACCGGGTCTTTTCCCCTAGCCCCACCTAATAGTGCAGACAGAAGCCCTTCTACAGAAGATAGATATGAAGACTCGGCAATAGTTGATAGCATCACCTGAATTGGTATTACCAACTTATTCATATCCGATTCGTTTATCTTTTTGTTGTGATACTTTTCGTAATCACGAATTGCGCCCACAGCAGACAAGATTCCCATTAACGGAGTGAGTTGATAACTCCACCAGGTGTCACCTATTTTAATACTATATGGCTTCCAGCCGGTAGCTTCAAGTTCCTTATTCTTCTTGTAGTCTCCGTAGCCTTCTGCGGTAATTCTGAACCAATTCTTCTCCTCATCCTCGTCATCACCACCCACTGCGCTTAATATATATGTAGCTACAGCGGCTGTGAGTCCCAATGTGGCACTCCTCACCATCCTTGCCTTATCCTCATCCGTAAACTCTTTCTGTCTACCCATTAAAATAGATCCACCTCTTGCGGCTCTGACATATCCTAATGGTGTGTAGTTTATGACATTGTTGGCAACATTGGCAATCGTGTTTGTGAAAGGAACGGCAAGACTTGCTAGTTTAATATTATGCTTTACACCATTCAAGAACCTTGCTCCTACACCTAAAGTGCCTGTTGGAGTATTGGTAAATGTTCCTTTTGCTGCAAAGTCGTGAGCATCAGCAACCAAAGATTCAGGACGGTTCTGTTCGATGAGGTCATAAACACGCCTAAATTTCTCAAAAGTTGCAACTCTTTTCTTTATTGCTCTCTGCTTTTTTGACAGGGTGTTGTCTGCTTCTATTCTTGCTACTTCCTCATCGTATTCTAATTTAGCCGTTTCTCTTGCAGCTTGGTATTGCTCATCGGTTTGCCCCAATATTTCTATCGCTTTTTGGACGGCATCAACAGATGGATACTTATCTCTTGCTTCTGACAGAGCCTTTTGATAAGCCCTCATTTCACGCAACCCTCCATATGTTAAAGCATCGGAAGCCAACATAAAACGAGTTACATATTTCAATGATTGGTATGGATTAAGTTTACCAAAATTGGTTCTTTCCAAAATGCCCATTGCTTCGTTACGAAGTTTCATTGGTGGATACCCCGTAACAAGAGTTGTACCTCCTTCTGCAACACCATTGCCTAGCCCTACAGAAAGTCCTTTCAAAATAAATGGAAGGTCTTTTGGATTTGTTAAGGCCATATCAAACAACAAGGTTGACATATTGAACACATTACCAAATATGTTTTTAGCCTGTGTAACTGGACCCGATAGAATGGAAGCCATCCAAATAGCCGTTCCTACATCAATTGCATCTATTCCCTTGATGTTTGCTTGATAGTTCAAAAGGTCAACAATAGCCTTTTGCTTTGGCCTTCCTTCTGCTGCTTGCTGAACCTTCTCTGCAAGTTCTTTTATAGCGGCTGCATTCTCTGCGGTGAGTTCCGGGAAGCCCATAGCCCTTGCGTATTCCTCCTTAAATGCTTTTTCATCAAGCGCACCAAGATTGGAAAGTTCTATGAGTTTTTGTTCGGCAGTTTTGCGTACAGGAGTTTTTCTTTGGTTGCGCTTTTCAATTGACTTTAATGCCTGTTGCTTCTTTTCATTGGCAATCTTAGTAAAAACTTCGTTTACCTTTTCTGCTATGACGGAAGCATCTCCTTCATCTAGGCCAAGCTTTTCAACTAATGCTTTTGTAAGGGCTTCCTTTGTGCGCTCTCCCTCTGAATAGTGTTGCTTTATAACATCACGAATCTTAACGCCAGATTCTTTCAGGATGTTTTGAATATCCTTTTCTAAATCTGTTGCAAGATGTTTGGCTATCTCCGTGTCTGAGGAATACCCTGTACCTCCCACTTTTGCCTGAGCATTTTTGTAAGCAGCTTTCAGATACGGTTTAACCTTCCTTCCGAAATCCTTAATCATCTCCTTACTGAAATCAGCAAAACTTCTTGCTCCCGCTTCAATGTGATAGGCAGCAATGGTAATGAGTTCTTCAGGAAGTGGTGTAGAGAATAGTTTTATTTTCTTGAGAGCCTTTTTAGCGGCTTCGTAAATAGACTTCGTTACAATCTTATTCTTCTCTCCCCAGGTCTTGGGTCGTGTAGCTTCAGGAGCAGGAGTGGTATCAGCCACTACAGATTCAACGGCAGCAGCAACGGCCTCATCATCAGCCTTCTTCAAAGCTGTTTTGAGTTTGTCTATTTTACCTTTATCTGCTACAAACCTTTTATTTCTCTGTCTATCAATTTCTCTTTGAGCCGCTAATAGTTGTCCTTCGGGGGTGAGGTATTCAAACATTGACAAGGCTTGGATACCTTGTCCCCAATCTGTTGCTATTTCCGCAATACCTTCAGCAACATCAACGGCATCCTGGAACTTACCTTCCTTGTTGTATTGTTTAATCAATACTTGTGCAAGGGTGGTTCTGAAAGCAGATGGCATTTCTTTACTGTTAGTCAATACCATCTCTTTTGCCTTGTCTGCTCCAATAGCATCCAAAATAGCAGTGGCCTCTTTTACGCTCACTTGGTTAGGAAGAACCTCATACTTTGTTCTATCGCCTCCAAGAGCCTCCTTGACGGAATCAGAAATATCTGTTGCGTCTTTGATAGAAGTAATAGTTTTCCTCTCTTTTATTTTACCTTCTTCTGTTGGGGTTACAGGAGGAGGCGTTACAGGAGGCTGTTGAGCCTTTCCCTTAGCGACAGCCTCATCGTAGAATCCTTTCCACTTAACCCTTTGCTCATCAATTTTCTCAATATTAATCTTACCAAGATCCCCGATAAACTTCTCAAAGGAATAAGCTCCTTGCTGTAATTTCTTTGCAAGGTATGTCCCAACGGCTTTAAACAATTCAATGTCTGCCTTAGCTTGTCTCTCCCAATTGGGGACAATGCCAACTTTATTATTCTCAGCCTTCCATTTATCAAAGGCTTGTTTTAGTTCCTGTTCAGGAGAGAGTTTTGTCCCAAACAAAGAAAGTCCTTTCTCTGCGCTCTCCCGCATTTCGGGAGTGATGTCTATGGAGGCTTGGGTGGTGATTTTTGGTTGTACTAAATCTGCGCCAGAAAAATATTTTAAAAAGCCATTGATGGCACTTTGCTCTGTATTGTCGGAGTATGCAGCAATTCCATCGCTATTAACAACAACATATTCTTTAGTCCATTCATCTGCACCCTTGTATTCTGATTTCCTAATTACTTTATATCCTTGGCCTTTTGCACTTTCCCAGTTCCTAATCGTTTCCTTTCCTACACCAATCTCCACCGTCCCCAGCTCTTGCTTAAATAGGCTCTTGGCTACATTGCCTACAATGCCTAAGTTGCCTTCGGAAGGACTTCCGTAGAAGCCTTTCATTCCTTTGCCGCCTACCTTTAAATCAAGTCCTTCTAATCTTTTTTGTGTAGAATTAATTGGAGATTTTACTCCCGTTTCTGATTGTACTTTTTCAGCTATTTCTTTTCCAAATATCTCTTCAATACGAGAAATGGATATATCATTGTACGAAGTACCTTCAACATCAGAACCTATATTATAAGTGCCATCATTGTTTTTTGAATAGTCTATAAACTTAACCTGCTTACTCAAATCATACCTATCGTTCTGTTGCTCTCCTGTTGTCCACGCTATCTTATCAGCCCCTTGCTTAACGGCTTCTTTCAATGCCATCTTCAAGCCAAGTTTCGTCCAAGCGTTTGTGTCCATTACGAATGGAGCGGTGGGAACGCCAACTTGTGCTTTTCTTGCTATTTTAGCTGCTTCTCCAACTAAATCATTATGATTTCTTGGGATAAAATCATCGCCAAACATCATGCCTACTTTACCATCTTTATATTCATATCCAAGTTCTCTTAATCTTGTAATTTCTTGTTCCGTTAATCCAAACCCTTCCTTCTTCCCTTTCTGCCCCCAATCGCTCTGCACTTCCTCCAAGAACAACACCTTGTTGCCATTGGCATCCGTGCGGGTGTTCATCCGAAGGTGAACAAGGATGTTTGGTTCATCATAATGAGAGGATTTAAATAAATTAGATTCATCAACAGTTTCCCCTCTTTCTCTTGCTTTTCTTTTTACCGCAACTCTTTCTTCTGGGTTTAATTGAGAGTATTGCTTTTGATATATTTCATTAGATATAATGTCAAGATTGTTTTTACTTGGCAATGTCACTAATAACTCCTTGTAGTTTTCCTTATCGCCTTCAAGTTGGTATTTGGAGAATTTAGTGTTAAACACTTGCTCTTGGTTACTATCCCCATATATTTTTGATCTGTTTTCATTAAACAAATCATTGGCAACTTCTAATACTGAAACATCTACTTCGTAATTTTCTGCGGTATATCCTCTGTTTGTTTTTGTGTCTACTTGAAAATCTTGTATAGACCCCTGCGATGGTACTGATATTCGTATTTCATTTTCATCACCAAACTCAACCTCCAATCCAACTGCCTTACCTCTTTCAATTGCATCCTCTCTGTATTGTTCTTTTGTAGTTTTGTCGGTTTTTATTACCTCAGAAATCTCCACACGATTGTCCTTCATCCAATCACGGAGTTCCTTCTTAGACACTTGCTCGCTTGGCTTCTTTCTTTCCAAAAAGTCCCTCAAACCTGTCCATAAGTCCTCATCCTCCTTACTCTTCAAACGCTTCGCCCATGTGGCGGCAGGAAGTCTTTCCTCCTTGCTATCAAGGATTTTCTGCTCAAGGTCGGAATACCATCCGTTAATAACTTCAGCAGTTTCCTTGCTATCATCCCTCACCACTTCTATTTCACGACCATTTGGAAGCGTAACGGAATAAGTGTCGTTCATGTACTTACCAAACGCCCCTTTGTTCCACTTTGCGCCTGCCATTTTCTCATCTATCCACTTTATCGTGTTGGCAATGGCATTCCCAAGTTTTGTTCCTTTGTCCACTTGTGATGCCATAAAATCCAACGCCCCATTGTAAATGGTGACGGATATTCCAAAGTCAATAGCTGATAAAGCTCCCCTTTGCTTCTTGTTGCGTATTCTGTTGGCTATGTCTGCATTCGTGTTGCTTGGCATTGCTGTAGGCTTCTCTGCCTTCGGCATAGCCACTTCCTTGCCCTCCTTTGCCCCCTTTATCCAAATGTCGGGGTTCTCCATCAGATACTGGCGCACCTGATCATAAGACATTGTTTCACCGGTTGCCTTAAAAGTGAATATCCGGGACTGAGGAACGCAAGGAAGTTTAGCCATTTCTATTTATTACCTAATTCTTGGTCAAAGATAAGAAGTCCTCCAGGACATTCACTAACAAGAGAAAGCCTCGCAATGAGGTCTCCGTATTCCCCCACCGCCTTAGTTTGGAATCCCACAAAATCGTGAAGTTCCACTTGCACTGTAGCGTCTTTTGTGGAGAAATAGAAGTCATTGTAGAACTCTCCCAAGTCCTTTTCAAGATTGTAAGCAGCGTCAAGGATTCCCATCAAGTCAATGCCTTCCTTGAAGTCCACCTCATCCACTTGAGGCATATCAGCCTCATCCCCTCTGTCGTTGAAGAAATCACGCAGCTTGTAATAGTGTGTGAGTTCATCAGCAGATTCTTTCTCGAAGAACTTCTGCGCTCCGAATAGGCCATACTTCTGACAGCAGGAGGCGGCATACTTGTAAAAGTTGGAAGCGTAGAGTTCGTGTCCTACGGCTTCGTTAAGCAGCTTCTTGTCGCTGGCTTTTAATAGTGATTCTTTCATGTTATAGACAATCTTGTTTTATTTTCCCGGACAGGCCGTCCATTATGTCTTCAAAGTTATCTGTGATATTCTTCATCCTTTCAAACGCTCCTTTGCCGTGCTTGCCGTCAAAAGACTTTGTCTTGATTTTTGATGGCTTCTTTGTGCTGTCAAATTCTGTGGAAGCAGAAGATTCTTGCTTGGAGGTAAACTCGGCTTGGGCGGTTGTTTCGGCAGGCTCTGCCTTTGTCTCCGTCTTTCCGGCAAACATTTCTTGGGCTTGCCCCTGAACAGAAGGCCCCACTTTAACAATATCCCCTCCGACATTCTGCTTCCATTCCCCATCCTTAAACACCATCTTTCTAGGAGAACCTCCCTCTCTTTGAGGGGCTATTTCTACGGCATCTCCTTCTTGTGGTGTTCCTGTTGTAGGCTTGGCTTCTGCTTTGACAAAATTCAATACGGGAACTTCTTTTATCCCTAATTCTTTTGCAGCAATTGCCCTATGCCTTCCATCCGTACTTAATGACTTTGTTTTGTCGGCAGAATAGATTGCCAATGGATCTAACTTACCTCCGTTTTGAATTTGTTCTTTAAGGGTATTAATGTTATCCCTCGCCTCCTCGTCAATCTCAAGTGGTTTTGATTGAGCAAGAAATTCATCAGGAGTCATTGTAATGAGTTCGCCTCCTCTTTTTTCATAGTCCTCATCAGCGTACCACTTGCCTTTATCCTCAATAGGATATTTCTTTTCTTTAGGTTTCTCCTTTTTAGGTTCCTCTTTCTTAGGCTGAGGCTTTGGGGCTTCCTCCTTTTTAGGAGCGGCAGGGGTAGGCTTTACAGGGGCGGCTTTAGCCTCAGCAGATTTAATACTTGTAAATATTTCTTTTGCCGATTTATACTCTTTAGGAAAAAATGGATATTTTTCAAAGCTATAGTAATACTCTTTACCATCTTTTTTAAAAAATTTATTCGTTGCATCGCCCTCAATAGATGCTCCTTCTAAATCAATAAATTGAAAGCCTTTATTATTATCATAAAGAACATTACTGCGCTTGGTTAAATCTGTTTGAATACCTCGTTTAGATAACTCTCGTATCGTTTGTTCAAATTTATTCCAATGTTTTTGAGGTATGTTATTGATTTCGTCTTCGGTTAATTCATTGCCAATCTTGCCCGTTGCCTTGTCCATTACAATGGCTTGACTTCCGTTTGGCAAATCAATTATTTCTTGGGCAGAAAATACATTATCCATCCCGCTAACCCTATCCCTCAATTCGGCCAAAGCCTTTTTAGACATTTTTCTTGCGCTCTTTACTACTTTTACGAACTTGTCCTTAAAAGAGTATAATCCTATATTTTTACTGCCTTCTGCTTTTTCTTTTTCTAATCTATCAATATCCCTAACAAATTCTTCCTCATTAAAAATCCTATCCTTTGTAGGCTTGGATTCTGCTTTGGCTTGAGGTTTAGGAGTTTCCTCCTTCTTAGGCTTAGGTTTCTCCACTTTCGGAGCGGGAGGTGTTACGGGAGTGGGCTTTGATTTCTCAAAAGCCATTTTATCTGCTTGATACTTAACAATGGCATCAAAAGCTTTTTTTGGGGCATTAAGTAATGTTGCTACTTCTGCTCCTAAATTGTTTTCATTTTGTAGCCATTTTATATAAGTGCCTTTGTTTAAATCTTCTGTAAACTTTGGAATACTATTTACCTCTGCAAAAAAGTCTAATAGTTTTTGAGTTATTGGCGTTCTTGTAGTTGGCTGGTAATCAGGAAAGTCCTCTCTTTTAGTTTTTTGCACAACAAGAGGCTCTTCAACATTCGGAGCGGCAGGTGTTACGGGAGCGGCTTTCTTTTTGCCCTTCGGAGCAGGAACTACTTCAGGAACTACTTCAGGAGTTACTTCAGGAACTACCTCCTCCACAGGAGCAACAGGAGCTGCTTCTTGTGTTGGGCCTTCAATCCCTTCAAACATTCCTGTTGTAGGAGTTTGCTCAAGCCCTGAAATTGCTTGCCCCAATGAGGCAAGGTCTTCATCTTCTTGAACCACCTCTTCAGCAGGGGCAATTGATTCAGGCGTTACTTCAGGAGCAACGGGTTCAACGGGTGGGGCAGGAGGCATTGTTTCTTCAGAAGGGGCTGTTACACGCATTCCCTCTCCAAGTCCTGCATCCATTCCTGCGGCTTCTGGCTGAATGCCTTTCTCAGCCATATAGGCTTCAAGGTTCTCACGAATAGTATTCTTCTCCTCCGTTTCAGGAAGAAGAGCAAGCCCTTCATAAGCAGCTAATACTTCATCATCTGTAGGGGCAGCCTCATTCACTCGTTTCTGATACTGCTCCCTAATTTGCCCTTCCGCTTCGGGGTTGCCCTTAACGGCTTCCTCCATTGCCTGAGCAATTTTATTGCGCTCCTGGATTTTATTGTCCGTTTGAACAATATCCATATCGGCTCTTTGAGAAGCAGGGGATTTACGGACATCGCCATAAGTGAAATCGCCTTGAAGAACTCTTTCGGCCCCACGACCTAATGCGACTAATCCACCACCGCCAGCAGCACCACCAACAATATCGCTTGCAAGTCTTCTCTGTGTACTCGGCTTCTGTAGTTCGCCATAAATATTCTCCCTTGCCTCCTTGAATGATTCGGCTGATGCAATTTGTGGAGCAGCTACTTCTATTAATCCTTGCGCTCCTTCTGTTAGCCCCTCAATATTTGCTACACCTCCAAGAGCAGCGGCAGAGGCAGCAGCTTGCTTCCACTTGGTCTTGCCTATTTTATCAAGAGCCAAATCACGAAGGTACTTGTATGCCCCTTTAGACTTCATGGCTTTACCAAGGAGTCCACTTGAATAGTAATCAATTCCTCCGCTTACAACACCTGCGGTATAAGTAATAATCTCTTTGTCCTTTCCGCTTGCAATAACTTCTTCAGGAGTTGTATTAGTCTTTCTTGCTATCTCCTCCACCCCAGCTTTATACATATCCGGGACTACTTGAGCGAAAGTGGAATAACCTCCTGTTGTTCCTGCGCCAAGAGCATTGATTCCTATTTGAGCCAAATTGTAAGCAAAGGCTTCAGGAAGTCTATCTAGTTGCCCTTTACTTATCACATCAAAAATATTGCCTTCGATGTTGTACTCCGCTTGTTTTGCAGCAAAGTCTTGGTCTACTTGGTCAAGATAGCCTAAAACTTGTTGCTTGATTTTCTTCTCTTGCTCCTCTGCTTTCTTACCTTTCTCTCCAAATGTTAATAGGCTTCTTTGTTTAGCACCAAACATCGCCTCAGCGGCTTTGACCTTATTAATCATATTGTCAAAAGTAGCCCCTATAGAAGAACCGAAATCCTTCAGAAACTTGGTAGTCTCCCTTTTTTCATTGGCTTGCTTCTGCTGCAATTCAAATCCTGTGCCTCCCCTCAAAGCAGCTTCCTTTTCTTGCTTTGTCGCTTTAGCAAATTGTCTCTGCGCCTTCCTTTGCTCCTCAGCAACAGGAGCATTGTATGGGTTATCGGAAAAAGGATTATCCACAAAAGCTAAATTATGAGCCTTAAAGACAGGACTCATTTCCTCCTGCCGCCTCTGCTCTCTCGTTTCAAAGACCGCAGGAGCACCTCCAAATGTTTCTCCTAATGTAGGAGTAGGGAAAGGATTTAATTCTCTTACTATATTGTTGTATTTAGAAGAGCCTATCAACGGGTCTGGAGGAGGTGTGTATGTTTCCTCTTCCTCCATAGGGGCGGCTACTTGCATAGCAGGAGCCGCCTGTACTTGTGGTTGAGGCTTGGCAACAGGCTCTCTGTAAATGAATGCGTTTGCAAACTCAACAGGGTCTTTTGAAGCATTTGGATTTTTAGGATCAAGAACAATTCCCCTTTCCGAAATATCCATAAATAAATCCCGAACAAAGTCATTGTTGTCCAACAAGCCGTTGAACTTGTTATATGAAAACTGCTTTACCTGATTGGCAAGTTCTTTATCAGAACCACCCACCAAGGCTGAGTATAATTTTTTCCTTGGGTCAAGCCCATCTACCAATGGTTCTGCCATTATTTTTTCTTATAATTTGAAATCCTTGGTTTTCTGGGCTTGTTAATATTGCCTGCTTGGTTTTTATTGCCAATAGCAATAGTTAATTCTCCTGCGTAATCTTTAGGTATAAGCACTTCCAAAGGCTTAATTACAGCAGATGTGTAATCAGATGTTTCGCTATCTGGGTCGTACTTATATGTTTTTACTTCAGGGGTTACCTTGTATGCTTCAAAGTCCCTAACAAATTTTTCTTGCTGGGCGGGAGATAGTGTCTTAATAAAGTCAGGGCTAAGAAGAGTTCCTTTCTTTTTAACTCCTCCAGATGTTAATGGGATATCTTCCTTAGCCTCATACGCTGTAACTAGTTGTGCGCTATTAATATCAAACCCTTGTTTAAGAACATATGTACCTTCACCCCCAGGACCCTGTTTAAGTATTGATAAAAATTCTTGTGGGTTAGATAGAGGATAAACCTTTTTATTACCACCCCCTGGAATAGATGTTTTAGGAAATGAAAATGTAGGAACATTACCCCAAGAAATTTCATCGTAAAGAACTTGCCCTTTAGGAAGCCCAGGTTTAGGCTCACTTCTGCCCGCATAAACAATAGATGTTGATGGAGCATTCCCTGAAGTAAATTGAGCCTGCTTCTCACCAGAAGCTTTTGCTGCTGCTTTAGCCTCTTCTGTCTGAACATTTTGAGTGTAATTCACTCCACCCATATTGGCAAACAACCTATTCATAGCTTCTGATGTAGCAACATCGGAAGCATAATCTTTTAATTCAACTCCCTTAGCCGTTGCTGCTTGTACAGTAGCTGGGTCTTTAACCAACTCAGGAACTCTTAAATCGGTGTAGTTTGTAACTATTGCCGACACTTCGGGGTTACCCATTACTACCTCAGAAGCTATTTGACCATTGATTCTTCTTGAAGTAATGTTTTTCCCAGTAACAGGATTTGTAGTTTCTTCAGGAATAAACAAATTACTACCCTCAATAACCTCCTGTTGACCAAGACTATTTGTAAAAGAGTATTTATCAGAACCAATTGTCTTAAACAAATTAGTTCCTATTTCTCTCCACTTCACCCTGTTTGGGTCTTGCTTTATTGATTTACTAAACTCTGATGCGTGATTAACGGTAAACAAAGACGGGTCTGCTTTATACTTTTGAGAATAAGTGGGAATATCCGCTTCGCTTACATTATAGTATTTCTGCAACTCAGGCAATTGATTCTTTATATTACCTTCGGTGTATTTCTGCCAAGAGTTTTTCTCATTTATTGTTCTATCTAAGTCCGTCTTTGCTTGATACTTCATTTGAAGAGGGGACTTTGGGTCTGAAAATATTGCAACAGTTTTGTCAATATCAGCTTTATTTAATTCCTGCAATTGAGGCATAAACAACCCTCCTTCCGTAGAGCCAATCTCTGGCTTAAACTTAGCATCTTCAGCCGCCTGCTTGGCCGCTAATTCAGCAGCCCTCCTCTTCGCTTGCTGGTCATAAGCATATGCCCTATCAGCCCTCTTCTGCTCGTTAAGGAGCATTGGGAGCATCTCATTTTTGAGAATGGTTTTGGATATAGTTCCCGATGTTTCTTGTGCCATTTATTTATCCGTGTCTATAGCCCCTAATACGCTCCATTGTCTTAACAATCGTAGGAATCTTAGTTCTGTACTTGCTCTGAACAGCAAACAAATACTCGTTCTCATACTCAATCTTGGCAGGCTGCCATCTAGCATCACCTTTCAAGAAATAATATCTGTAGTAAATCCAGTTCTTCAAAGCAGAAATGAACCAAGGATGTACACAAGTTTCCCCAGATGGAGACAAGCAATTTGTGTAATACCTTAGCGTTATATTCCTGAACCTAAATGTAGGAGCCGTGATGAGAATCCTCTTGTCAATGTCAATTGTAACATCGCCATAATCGCCTCCGTTTCCGTAAGCATCAATAGCACCACTAGTTCCCCATCCCATTCCATAGCCATACAAGCCCCCCATATACCAAATATTGTTATAATTACTCTGTATCAGAGGGGCGATTTCAGGCTGTTCTTTGTGGTTTGTAAGTCTGTTGTTTATAGCAAGACCTTTTATGTAATGCCCCACTTGGACACCAACACTAATGTAGTCGTAGTAATCATTTGGTAGACGGACAATGTTATACCCTGCGGAAGGAAGTTCATAGAACATCTCCTTGTCACGATCGGGGATAAGTGTCTTAACATCCTTCTGCATTGACCTTATGAAATCAAGAGCAAAGGATTGTAAACGGAATGCTTGATTAGAGGGGATTTCCATCTCCTCAATTACAACCCCAACTATTTCATCTACAGTTTGTGTAAGCATAACCTCGTTTTAATTATAGAGCGTTTGGATTTGCATCCGTATCCATATCTGCCCTCCTTGAATATCTCTGAATCATTATCGGCATCACTTGTTGGATGATGAGCAACGCCTGGGCTTCGTTCAATGTAGCATCGTTTGCCACAGCTTGTGTGACATTGATGTTTTGGAATTTAATAACGGCTTCACAAGCAGGAAGCACATATACTTTCTTAGCTGCTAAGGAATAGAAATAACTCCCAGCAAACTTTATTGTAGATCCTCCACGAAGGTTCTCGTAGTTCTCAAAGTTTATGAAGGCAATCTGCTTCTTTCCCTTGTAGGTGCTGTCTGCTATAGCAACACGAACAACACCTCTGTTCTTTGGAAGAGGCAAGTAGTTCTCAGAAAGAGCAGCGTACTTGTAGCCGGTGATGGCATCTGTTGCTAATGGCAATTGGTATGTTACAAGCCATTGCCCGTTGACAGTGGATTGGTTCTCGGCTTTGTAGTTCTCAAAGTATTCCTGACGGCCAACAGATGCAGCGGCTTGTCTCACCAATGCTTCCACCTCACGAACATCTATACCCTCCGTAGTGGGTCTTCCTGCCGTGAATATCAGGACAATTTGGTTGGCTATGTAGTTGTAATCAATTCCCATGTCTTACAGAATTTTGTCATTCATAGCATTGCCAGACTGAACAAGAACACCATTTGAAAGATTGAAGCCAAGATTGGCAACTGTTCCATACACCATATTGTCCAGCTTATCAGCCGACCAACTAATATTTTGAATAACATTAATATTTGGAATCGGCCCCCCATTATCTGAAAATGTAAAATCTACTTGGCTTGGAAGCACTAACACTCTTCCTCTGTAAAAATCAACGCCTTGGAATGGGTAAACCTCATACACTGACGATGCAAGCATTCTTCCAAGTGGTCGTGTTTTAATTGGAGGAATGATGGGGTTGTGCTTCATCATCAAAAACTGATTGTCGGGTACAATGTTTACGGGATAGAACTCGCTAGGGTTGTCCAAATAGGAAACTTCAAGAGCAAGTATCAAATCAATTTCTAGCCCTAAAGAGGCAGATGATAAATCCGCTATTCTATCATCTCCTTGGATGGGCCTGTCAACAACATTGTAAAGCTCAGAAATAGCATCTGCCGTGACATTTGTTTCTTCGGGAGTGATGGATGATGATGATCTTCCAGGCGCATATTGCACCAAGTTGCCTCTTAGCCGCTTGTACAAATCAAGCTGGGCAACATTAATTGCGTTCTTGATTTCCTCGGCACTTTTGTAGTAGCCTCCGGCATTCAAGTAGGTTAGTACGGTGGTGATTAGCTGCTCAAGCATAGTGGGTGCAAGATACAATTTTTCGCACTAACAAAGAACTCAAAAAATATTGCAGAGCAGTTTTACCAAATAGTTGTTTTACATTTGAGGCATAAAAACTCTCATCGTTTAACAAAAAACCAAATGGGTAATTTGAGCAATAACAAAGACATAGAAAACAGAATATTAAAATTAAAGCCAAATTCAATATTTGACATAATTGACAAGTCCTTCTTTTTTGAACTTGGAACATTGCATGACGAATACCTAAAGTGCGGAAACTATTATGAGGTTTACTATGCCATAGCTAAATATTACGCCCCCAAATCTATTTTAGAGATAGGTGTTAGATATGGTTATAGCTTGGCAAGTATGATGTGCGGGGGAGCCACAAGTATAAAAAAGGTTGTGGGATATGATATTGACCAATATGAAAAAAAATCTCTGTCTATTGCTGAGAGTAACATAAAAAAGCATTTATCAAGTATTGATGTTGAGTATAGGCTTGAACTTAAAGACTCACAAAAGATAAGTAGCCTTGATGAAGTGTATGACATTATCCACATAGACGGAGACCATAGTTATTTCGGTAAGCTGCATGATTTACATTTGGCTTCGCTGCATTCAAGGGTAATTATTGTTGATGACTACAAACATCTACCAGATGTTAGAAAGGCAGTAAATGATTGGGTGATAGCAAATAAGCCCCACATAAAAAACGCATATTTTATAGACTCTATTAGAGGCACATTCATAATTGAAATAAATATGGAAAACCTACCTGATAAACACAAAGATGCAATAGTCATTAATGACATTTACTGCCTTCCCGGAGATACCGATATTACGGAATATGTCCGCAAAACCGGGACTCTTAAATGGGATAAGCCATTTGACTTTATCTCAAAGTTTCTTGGTGATGGAAATGGAAAGGTAATGATTGACATTGGTGCATACATAGGAGACAGCGCAAAGTGGTTTTTAGATACAGGCTGGACTTGCCATGTTTTTGAACCACAAAAAGATGCTTTTGACTGTTTAGAATTAAATCTAAGCGGGACTAAGTCTTTTTTCTATAACGATGCACTTGGTAGTGGGCAGTCAATATCTTTGGCCGATATTGATACAGGAAACCTTGGAGGAAGAAGTTTAGATTTAGGAGGATCTCTGAAGGCAAAGAAAATTGATGATTTTGACATTAAGGCAGAATTTGTAAAAATTGATGCAGAAGGATTTGAGCCATACATCTTACAGGGTGCGAAAAATCTTTTAAGTCAGAGGCCAATTGTTGCCATTGAAATCAACATCCCTGGGCTTAATAAGTATGGATTTTGGCCGAATGATATACTAAAGCATTTTGAAGATTACGATGCTATAGAGACATACAATTGGCAAGGATATCAATATGATCTTTTGCTTATCCCGAAAGAAAAAACAGCCACACTTATTGAAAATTACGAATCTGCTTACAAAGAGAAAGCACCTCGTGTTCTTGATTTTGCAAAGCCCGTGTATGTAGTACTTGGTCGTTTTGGGGATATTTACATGGTGGGTAAAAATCTCAAGCAACCATCAATCCTGTGCTGCTCTACAAGGTTCTCTCAAATAGCCAAAGAGTTGTTCCCGCAACACGAAATATTTGAGATTCATCCGAGGTACTGCGAAAACCCAGTTGCCGCTGCCAAAATTTGCGAACTCAAGTTCCCAAGCAAAAGAATCGTTATTTGCCAACAGGATGGGCAGGACAGACAGTTGATGACTGATTTTAGAAGTTTCCAAACATTTCAAGAATACTATGCACAATTTTAAAAAAGCCATTATTTCAACAGAAGGTGTTAGTGCCAAGATTGACAACAGCAATGAGATTATACAAGCAATCCGGTACGCACTTGCATCTCTTCATATCCCATTAGAAGTTTACGAATCCCACACGGATGGATTTAAAAAGCTTCGGGAAGACATGAATCAGGATGGTGTTCTTTATATTCTAAACGACAGCACCACCTATCATTTGTGCGACAAGCCAAACATCCTAATTACTCGTTGGCCTTTATGGGTTCAGGCCGTACCAAAGGAGACAACAATAGGCACATTCATTCAAGAGGTAGTTCCAAGTTCAATCCCTGAAATCATTGCTTGTGTTGCTCGGAACCAACCTATGCGTAGAGCAGCCAATGCATCAAGCCCACGGACATACATTCTTGCTAATGAATATACTCCAAGAGAAACTGGAGCAATAGGAAGGAATGGCTTTGCCGCATTTAGTTGGGCAAAACTAATTGAGAACGATATCCATACAGAAATCGTACTTCAAACTTCTGATGAGTGGCCTATGTCTAACAAAATATTAAAGGAGGGAATGGAACTATTCTCCCATCCTGATGATATTTTACTATTTATGAATCGGGACATTTGCCTTGTCCCAGAGGCTACAACAATCATCAGGAATCACATTGACACGCATAACATCTCAGAATGCTTTGCCCAAAGGATAGACATTAACACAGGTGGAATTTTATTGCATAAAGACCTAGCCGACAAAAAGCATTACCCTGGTATTGATTTGTTTGCCTTCAGGAAAGATTCAAAGGTTCTGCCAACTTTATTGGATGTTGATTTTGAACTTGGAAGGCCGCTTTATGATAGCTTTTGGGCGTACAGAATAAAGAACAAGTTACCTTATAATGTTTGCTATCACCTCCCCCATACAGCAGAGTGGGAAACAGAAGGCTTTAAAAGCGGTAATAAATTTAACCTTTTACAGGTTGAGAAACATTCAACCGCAAATGATCTTAGCATAGAGAGATACCACGAATACTTTGCTTCTTTGGTATAAAACAAATATAGCCGCCCTCTTGTGAAGGGCGGCTTTAAACTCAATGGAGATTAAATTAATTAGCCTACTACAGATGCTGAAAGAGGGGCAAGAACAGCTCCAGTAGAAGCTTTAACGGTAGCTTTACCGATTCCACCGCCATTCAACTCATAATTGAAAGTTGAAAACGCAGAGCCTCCAGAACCTGTCTTAGAAGCAAGAGTAAGAAAATTAATTTGATCTGTGTTATAAACGAAATACGCAGAACCACCAGCAACAGATGCAGCTGTAGACGGGTTCACAGTAGTCATAATTTTAAGTAATGCCATTGAGGTAAATGCTTTTAGTGAAGCCCAAAAATACAAAATTTCAAGAACAAGCTTAAAAAAATTTTAAACAGTCCTCCTTCTCAGGAATGTCCCTTTTGGAAAAAGTCTTGAAGCATTGCTTGTAGGGCGTTCTACAAACAAAAAAGGATTGCTGTAATCGTTCACATTGTATTCGTAAAAGTGAACCATTATCGTGGACATCGTAGCATCACTCTTGGTTCTGTCCGTAATGTCAAACTGCATATTGTCATTGATGTTAGCCATAAACGGATAACGGATAGGCTCTTCAATGATGTTGTAAATGTGGTCTCCTAAGTACAGGGCATCCCCACGCAGGAAGTCATTGAAATAAGTAGCCCCACGCCTAACGACATCACTACCCTGGCCTTCTCCACCAGTATGTATGCCTATAGTTTCCCATTGGCTTTGTGATGGCGATTGCTCATTTAATATCTCTGCCTCCCTTAAAAGAAACCCTCCATAGCCTCTTGTATGGAAGAAGTTCTCAACAGAAATGGAAGTGTTGTTCTCCACAATCACAGGCATTGAATAATACACCGCAGCCATAAGCAATTGGTCAAGGTCAGAGTTCATATCTGCTGATCTATGAAGGAAGGACATAAACACAGATGGCGTAGGAAAGTATCCCGGAAGATTCCTGCCCGTATTCAACTTCTCCTTGCGGTTCTGCTCCTCGTAATATCTATTGTAATACAACTTGCCGGTGATAGCCATCCTAGACCCCTTAGTCTTTGTGCTTGCCTTTAGATAGGGGTCAACACCAAACGAGCCAAGTTTAACATTCGTAGGGGCTTTAACACCTCTCCGTGATGTTGTCTTGTTTATAAGGTTTGCTTGTGGCTCCCAGGTTCTTTGAATTGGCCCTTTAGCATCATCCCTCCATCCGACAATAGAACGCTCTTTAACATCAAGCCAATAGAAATATCCTGTACGGATTTGGTCTTGTATCTCCTTGGTGTCGGCAGTTCTTTTTAAAGCCTGAAGGATGGTGACATCAAATGGGCAATGCTCATTAAGGCTGTTGAAGGCATCCGATGGATTGAACGGGTTCTGCCTCATCTCTTCAGCATATAGGTCATCCAAGCCCGCCTCAAGAAGCTGTTGCCTATCACGCATCAACTTATCCTTTGCTCCTATGCGTTCATCGTGACCATGTTCCTGCATCCACTCCCATTGCTCCTCGTCTGGATAGTAAACTATATCATTGCCGTATTCATCTGTCCACCCTGGAAGTCCCATATAGGCAGGAAGGAAAAGGCTGACAAGTTTATTAGTGGTGGTGGGGTACTTTCCGTTCTGCCGGGTTTCAATGTTTGCTTGGTCGTAGAACTTCTGAAACTCTGCTCCCCCTTGATCTCCCTCTTCCGTTGTTGTAGGGAAGAAAGCAAATCCCCTCTTTCGGCCATTCACCATCAAGGCTCGCACTTGCTTTGCCCACCACTTAGTGATTTGCACTTGCACCCACTTACCGCCTTCATCGGCAAATAGTCCGTTCAAACGCTTACCATCCCATCCTCGCTTGGTCAAGGCACGAAGTCTTATGGAACCTCCGAGTGACTTGGAAACGCTGGCAGTTTTCTTAGTTTTCGACTGCCTCTCTGGTGGCTCCACAAGAAGCAATTCGTTCTTGTTCATCCTGTGTACAGGAATCAGCCAAATAGGAAGAGCGTTTACAGGCTTTGCAATAAGTTCATCAAAGTTCTCATCAGCTAACTTTTGGTCAGAAGATGACAAACCAATGTTCTGCCTCTCTGCACGGATGGAAAGCCAAAACATAATAAGGTGACCCCAAGTTGACAAACCTTCCTGCCTACCCTTTAGATAAATGACACCAAGCTCTTTGTGATGTTCGTGGATGTTCCAGCAATAGTGGAGAATCTTTCTTTGTCTGTCCCGGTATTCAAGGAATCCATCGTTTGTTTCTACGGCTGGTCTCCAATAATTCAGGCCAAGGTACATCCAAGGGTTTAGCCAAGTGAGTGCGCCTCGTATGTATATCCACTGCCCAAAGTGGAATATCTTTTTAATCTCCTCCTTGATGAATTGTTGCTGAAGAGGTGTATAGTGAATAGAGCCGTCCACTTGGATTTGGCTCTTCTCAATATTCATATAATCAGGAATCGGAGTTCGCTTGAACTTTGCCTTCGGGTCTCCGTACCCAGGAACTGTCGTAAGATCCGTTGGAATTGGAGGCGTTATGCAGTCCAAACTCCAAATGGTCTCAACGATTCTATTGTTCTTGATTTTTTGATTCTCTCCAAGCATCGTTGCTTTTTTTCAAAGCCTCCTTCATTTCAGCAATAAAGGTTTCTATTATCTTCTTGCAATATAACACTTTGGATGCGTTTGTCAACTTAGGCAATCTGCCACTAAGCCGAGAAATATCGCCAAACAAACGAAGCATCTCTTTCCTTGATTGGAATGCTTGCCAGTCTCTGTCCAATATGGAACTATAAGGGAATGCCCTAAGTCCTTTCTTGAACAAAGGCTTCCCCACCTCATACCAAGTTTCGGGGTGTATATATTCCTTTGTCTCCCCCACCATCTTCATATGACACTTTCCATCAAGAATCTGGGTTACTTGCCATTTTGCGGAGATGTGTTGCCCTCTTAGGAAGATAAAATCTCCTTCTGCGATTTGCTTGATTTTCTTCTGCTCTCTGCGATTCATCCTTAATGCGTTTTATTATCCACAATCTTTTACCCTCTTTTATTAGGACAAAGCATCCACGATACATATGCTTAATGTACTTCCGAAACTCAATGTGGGTGTTGGCTACAAATCGGGACTTGCTTATGGACACAATATGTCCAACAGGGACATCCCATAACACCCGGCTAAGTATTATGAACTGCTCTCTTCTAGGCTTCCTCCTCTTCTTTTCTTTTTCTGCTTTTGCTAGAACCACTTTCATTGTTCACCTCTCTTAATGCAGCTTCCAAAGCACCTTCTCCAAAATCACTAGCAATCTTACCAGCGTTGAAGTCAGCCTCTGCCACCTCATTCTTCTTAAACAAATCCTCTGCCAATCTTTTTATCTCATCCATCACAGGCTTCAACTTGAGACTATTCTCAATTTTGACCTTGTAAGAGGAATTCTCGTTTGATGTCTTGCCTTCTGTTTGCATCTCAGGAGTCCTGATGGAATCACAAACATTGTGGTACATCACCACCAAACTCCAATATGCTTCTGCCTTAGTGTTGTATAGAAAGAACTCTTTACTTGCCTCTCTTAACGCTTCATTGCTAATCGAAAAGTTCATTCTCCGTGTAGCTTCCGCCACCCTGCCCTCCCAAGTTAAACTCAGGGGAATCAAGTCGGAGTAGATTAGTTCCGTCCATTGCCTCGCCTTTTCTGATATTTTCTTTGTACTTGGTAAGGATATATCTTGCTCCTCTGAATGTATCTTCTTTGACTTCGCCATTTTCTATTTCTCTAAGTAGTTGTTCATACAATGTAATTACTACAGGCAATGCTCCGATGAGGAAACTATCCCCAGGACTGCCTATTCCTGTTGCTACAAGGACATTACTTTTTCTGACATAAACCTCGTAGCATTTAATTGTCTCGTTAAAGACTCTTCTCCAACTATCCTTGCATTCCGGTAGATGAATATCCCCTCTCTGCTTCCCAACATTCCTAGCCTTGCCTTTGGCTTCGACCTTGTTTTTAGCAGCTTCTTTGTAATCCTCCATGATCGTTTCAATTCGTTAATTGTCGCATAAGGGAAGAACTGTATGCCGTTGTTTAAGAATTCATCAAACTGATAAAACTTAAACCTTCCCACTCTATTTTGATTGTAGGAGAGCCATACACTTTCGCTTAACTTTCTCCCGACCTCCATACAGCTATTCCACAGGGGTCTTTTTCTGTTGCATCAAGTATATCGTACTCAAAACGGCCTTCAACCCCTTCCCTTCTTCTCCATCTAGCAAAGGTGCTTCGTAGTGAGTCGTAGTTTTTAAGCGTGAGGTTCGGGAATACAATGTATTTAGTAGATTTTTTGAAGAAAGGCGTGAAGTCATACTTGATAGGACGACCCATTCTTTTATGTTCTTTAAATAACGGAACATTGCGGGTTTTCATCTTACAGGTTTGTTCTTCACGAATGTCATCCTCTTGGCATCCTCTCCGTGACACAACACCATTCGCTTTCTCACAAGGAATCCCTCTTTCCATCCAAGCCTTACATTAGCCTCATGTCCCCAGAATAGAATAGTGCCTTCGGGATAGTGTTTATTCTTCCCGGATACAACACCTCTGTCTGTGTAGAACTCTCTTACATTCTGCCGAGGCTTCTGTAGAGTGTCTATACTTACCAGTTCAATATTGGGGATGATGATTCCTGATGCAGACCTGGCTGTCTCAATAGGCTTGCAATAAATGTATTCCCCTGCCATCTCCCCATCTACGGAGATGATGGAATCAGGAAGAACAAGCAAATGCCCATCAATCTTTGGCGTATGTCCCTTGTACACAGAGTGAGCTTCAGAAAACCAAAAGGTGGCTTTCTTGCCAATTATTGTCTCATTATGTTCACCCAATAAGGGAGCCTTGACAATGGTCCCCTCCTCACACAAGCCATTCGTTTCATTATAAATATTGCTTGGGCTGTGCAATAGGAGTGTCCCAAATTCAATTGTGTCCTTGTAAATACCGGCAATTTCTACAAGGTACTCCCTTATCGGGCTAAGACTTTCCGTGTATTTCGCTACAAATGCCATTAAAGAATACAGTGAATGTCGTGTTCCCTCATAATGAGATATTCCACCTTGTTGAACTCAGCACGGATGCCAGCTCCTTTGGTGTAAAGAACCTTGTTGCCCTTTTGGACAACTTCCACTTTATCGCCAATGGCAATAACTTCTCCTTGTGGAGGAGACTCCTTTGCTGAATCAGGAATGACAAGAAGGTTGTTCTCATCGTAAAAGTCAGCCGCCTTCTCAGGCAAAACGAGAACCCTCGTTTCAATCATCGTTACTTGTGGGTATTGCATATTATCTAAATTTTATTTGCTATTTCGTAATACGGCATAGCGCACAAAACTACTGCAATTATTTCACAAGTCAAATTTTCTTTCTCTGCTCGCTTGTTATTACTGCGTGGCAGTCCTTGCAAACCACCTCAAGAAGAGCAACATCTTCAACGAACAACCTCTCACAGAAGCCTGGTAGGTCTGAATATGTTTTAAGACTTCCAACAGGAATAATGTGATTCACTTCCACATTCTTTCTGCCGTGTAACTTATTGCACACAGCACATTGGTATAACACCCTTTTCGCCTTTCCTGAGAATGTCGTGTGCGAGGCTTCTTTTAAAGCAACAGAGAAAGGCTTCCACCAACGGGAAATGTTTCGCAAGGCACTTCTGATTTTGCCCATATGCATACTTTGTGTTTCGCTTCCTGAGTTGCGAGTCCTTGCCACACGAGGCTTTGGAGATGGCTTTCTGCTATTTTTCATAGACTATTTCATTCGGCTCTGGGATGTAACAGCCGAGTTCTGATATGGCAAATCTGCGAATATTTTCAACATATTCTTCCATCTCAGCAGTGTTGAGAGAAGTGGTGGATCGTACGAACATCTCCTCTATTCCGTCAGATACTTGTTTAGGGTATTTGAGAAACTGCCTCTGCATTAGCTGATGCGCCTCATCCTTGGTGTATCCTGTCTCATCGCTGATATATGCTATCACTACGCCCCAGTAAAATCTTGATTGCGCCATAGACCTTGTTGCCCGGTTCTTTTTGATGCTGATGGCATTGCTACCTTTTAGCTGCTTGAGGATGGAGAACAACTTATTCTTGTCCTCATTTTTGTCAAAATTGATTAGTAAGTCTATCATTTCTTTCTCTTTACTTTCTTCTCTGTTACTGTGTAGGGACGATACACATCCCCAATGCTCATGTAGTAAATCAAATGTTGAATCGGGGGCGGTGTTTCACTTCTTAGCATTTCCCTCTCCCAATCCACTCTTTTAAAATACTCTTTAATCGCTCTGTAAGGCTTCGTTTCCTGTCCAATGACTTCAGAGTCGTAAAAATCTTTTGCGTGTCTTATGCTCAATGTTATAACCCTTGTTTGCGAATTAGCACTTAGGAGTTGTTTCCAGTTTGTTCTATGCACATCATTTTCCACTAATTCCAACAATTCGTTGCGCTCTTTCATAAACTCTTCGTCCTCCCAGTATTCCTGGGGAGGTTGGCAGATGTACGAATAGCAGAAAGTGTGAAGGATGTCCCACTTCCGCTGGATGGGGTCAGAATGGAGCTTCATCAAAATTAAATCCAGACTTTGTATTTATTATACTTTTTGGCTCTTCTTGTGGAATGGGAGATGTATTACGCAATTTCGCAATAGGATTAAATCCTTGAAGTGTTGCAAATCCACACCCATCATGCATCTGAAATACAAACGGCTCTTCAAATGGAGAAGGTCTTCCACCGGTTTCGGTTTCTTTAATTTTTCTGATATGAATTTCCGTTTCTTTCCATTTTTCAGGATGATTAGGTCTGCGATGGATGGTAATAAAGTCATCAGCTTTTGCAGCAAACATACTCCCCTGCTCCGTATCAGCCATCAATGGAGCTAGTGGAAATCCATCTGCATCTTTCATTCGCATTGCTCCTGTTCCTGGGTGGGCATTTACATAAACACTTACCTTGTTTGCTTTTGCCCAATAACGCAAAGCATTAAGTGTGCTATAATGGTATTGGTAAGCATCTTTGGCGGGAACATCAAGACTATTGTAAGTGTCAATTAAAACTCCTTGAACATTGTGCTTGGCATGAACGGCAGAAAACATTTCCAAAACTTGAGTGTAATTATAGCTTTCGGTATTGTCAATGATGAAAAAATGGTTTTTGACAAACTCGTATGCTTCCTTCCGTTGTTCAGGAGATTGAAAACGAATTGGTCTGCTCCAATAATATTCAACCATTTTTGTTCTCATACCTCCAGCCGAGTTTTCTGAACAAAGCATTACCCACTTCCATTTGTGCTGAATAGCAGTGAGCATAGACAAATACCAAAGAACTACGGTTTTTCCAACATTCGCATGGCCATTTACAATCACAAGATTGCCTTGTTTGAAAAGGAAGTATTTATCCAATTCGGGAAACCCAGTTGGAAGACCCATCTTAAAACTCCCATCCACAACAGAGCGAAAATAATTATCAATATCTTCCTCTTTGGAAAGAAACGAAAGTGTTTCCGTATCAATCGGCTTTCTCCCCTCAGAGTGAGTAAATGATGGTTTAATTATTTGCTCAGATGGCTCAGGCTTTTTCTCCCCATATCCCATTGCGCCTAGCTTTCTTGCAGCTTCAACATAATCTCCATCGCATTCAAGCCAAGTAAAAATATGCCAAGGTCTGTATGCTTTCTCAGGCTCAAATATTGTTGATGTAGTAAATACACTAAACCAACCTTTCTCTTCATCGTAGTTCCCAGAAGTTGCAGCATTGGTATCGCCCGGTCTTTTAAGATTTATTTTACTTCCGCTTTGGCCAACAATAGTCCACCCATGAGATTCTAGCAACTGCAAGACATCTCCCCGGTTGTTATAGTCATCCCCAGGAGACAAGCCACTCCCTGCGGAAGGCAGAGGTTTTGGACTCCGAGGTAATGACGGTTCAACAAGGAAATATTGGTTTAACTGCCTTGCACAAAAAAATAACAAATCCCTTTCTTCGACAGAAATTGTTTTAATATCAGACAGAGATCCATAAATTATCTCATAACCCTCCGTTGGAGGAATCACGATTTGACCACCTTCCCCACGAGTCTCAATCAAAACTCTCACCTTATCGTGAGAATTTGAGGCTCTTTCTTCTTCTGTTGTAAAACGCCTTGCTAGTTTAATATTCCCTTCAATCACGGAACATTTGTAAATAAAATGATAGCCACCGCTACGAGTGCGACTAACAACAAGTTTTGACAAAAGCGACTTGTTTGATTTTGCAATTAGAGTTTTGTACTCTTCAAAAAGTTTCCCATCAAGACTATACTTTTGGTCAATGTCTATTACCTCAATATTTCCGCTGATGCTTCCGGTAGCAAGACCAATACCGCCAAATCTTGGAAACCTTGAAAAATCGTATAGCGTTTTTACTTTCTGCCAATCTTTGGCAATTGGCACTTTGTTGCCATCAACAGGAATTATCTGCAATCCCTCTATAGCCTGAACTTCGGAAAACTTCTTAATATCCATATCCTGCTTTCCTATCTTCCGCTTCACACTGCCCCTTTGTTTTCCTTGATGTTCTTCCGGCTAGTAGAATATCGTTTGGATATTGCATATAAGCCGAACTATCTCTGTGTTGCCAATTATAAATCCACTCAATCTCTTCTCCAGAAAGTGTATCGAACCCTTTTTGAATAAAGCGGTTCATTTGAGCATCACCCTGTTCCTTGGACATTTTGATGGAACGATTGAACTCTGGGGTATCAGCATCCTTAAACCAATTAGTCTGAACCTTCTGTTTCCAATTCTTCACCTTGTTACCTTTGCTATCTATCCAATCGTGATTGTTGTAATGAGCAAATGCCTTTCGGGCTTGAGCCTCCGGCTGACCATTTTGAACAAAGTAGGCTAACACTTCTTCGTAAGATGGAGCAACAAATGTTTTACTTTCTTTCTTTTTGCTTGGTTTTTTACCAATGTATTCTTCTACATCTTCTTCTACATCTACATCTACATATACATTGCCTTCGGGTTTGCTTTCAACTTGCTCCAAGTTTGCTTCTGTTTTGCTTCCAACTTGCTTCTGTTTTGGTTTGCATCCGTTCTCCCACTTTCTTCGATTTGCTTCCATATTTGGCTTTATCAAAATCCATATTGTTTTTGATATTCCAGACAATTTTGGCTCAACCCCATCGAATCCATATTCAAATATGGCCTTCATAATTTCAAGCTGATTAGCTTCTGGCAATTCAATAATTGCCTCATAAAAACTTCTGTACAAGATCATAGAATCACGCTCTTTCATAAAACAAAAACCCCTCTCGGTTTCCCTGTTTGGAACGCAGAAATTACAAACTGCACAGGTACGCCGAGAGGGGCTTGTTTAAGATTTTCCATAATAATTTTTTCCCGGTTCCAAGCGGGGGCTTTCGCCAATACAAATTTACTATACTTTTTTAATAAAAATCAAGCTGAATGAATTTTGTTCACCGCCTTCATAAACATTTTTATAGGCCAATATGGAATTTTTACAACCATTGTCTGCCCAGTAAAACAATCCTGCATTTTAACTTCAATAAACATGGATTTATGTTCTTTACTCATTTCAATCTCATAAGTTAACTCTCCATTTTCATCGTGAATGTTGTGAGACATTTTTGTTGTGATGTTATTATTCTTCATAAAATTTTGTTAAAAAAAATGTCCTTTGTTCGCCGTTCAGGGTAGGAGACCTTACTAAGCGGACAAAGGACAAGAAATGTTTTAAACAACGCTGCTCCTACCCAGCGGCCTTTCGGCTCTGCAAAGATAGGCTAAGTTATTTCACAATTCCAAAATTATCTCTCGTAAATTTTTGGAAAGAGTTTCATTAGCAACGGCTGATTACCCCAGCCTCCTTGCCTTGTAGGCATAACGGCTCTTGGTGGCTTACGAACCACAGGACGCTCTGTAACGACCTCCTCTTCCATCATTGGCTCTTCCATAGGCGTTGATTCTGGAACGCTTACAGGACGCATTATAGGAGCAATTATTTCTGGTTGGGTTATTTCTGGAAAAGTAGCTTGACGAGGCTGAATGGGTTCAATATTTTCGGGAGCATTGCGTTCAACAGGGCGAACAACTGGCCTAATTATTTGTGGCTTAGGCTTTGGAGGAGGCTCCCGATAAACTACTTCCCGTTCGGGTTTTTTGTAAATGTCGTTTATGCCAGTGCCAGTATAATAACCAACAGGTTTTATTTTCTTGTGGCTAATATCTGGACTACTTAAATTATTATTATATCCTATATTTTTATTTGTATCAACAAGTTTTTTTGTTGTTTTGAATAGTTCTTCCTGTTTTTGTGTATAATTAGACAAATTTTTATACCTTGGAATAAGAGAATGTCCAGTTCTTTCTGCATCTTCCCAATCAGATTTATAGTTTTTTATCCTATCTTCTAAACTTGGAGTAATTTTAGAATAATTTCCACTTCGGCTATTAGGTCCCCAATATTGTGGAGCTGGAGTTTTTCCTTCAATTTTGGATTGCAGTTCACTATAATTATAAAGAGCAGAACTGTCTTTATATGCTTGCAATCTTTTATCATTAGGATTGGACACATAAAGAGTGTTCTTCTCCTCTTCCTTTTTCAGCCGCCCTCCTGGGCCTCCTTTGAAATTATTGTCTGCCATTTTACAAAATTAATCAAATATGCCTTTAATTGAATCCCAAACAGATGAAACAGCTCCCTGGCCTTGGAGCCTATTACTCATCCTTCCTCTTCCTGCCTGGCCAGGATCATTGTTAGGCCTGTTGTTGCCTGTCCCAAAAGAAACCCTTGTCGTGCTTTCTCTTTTTGGAACTCTTTGCATTGGCCTTTGAACGGGCTGAACAATTTCAGGAGCGGCTTTAGGCTGAAGCATTCTAGGCGTGTATCCCGGAACGCTTACAAGGTCTGGAGTGAGGCCATTCTTTGTCCGTTGCCTGTACAAATACACCGTGTCAGGCTGAATCCTTGCATCGTATAGAGACATAGGTGTTGTGGGATTGACAATTTGTGCCTCAATTTCCTTTTGTTCAAACTTCTCAGGACTTACTTGCCGTGCGTAGTCTCCAAAAGGTAAAATACTTTTAGTCCTCCCTTGATCAGAATCAAGAATTGTGACAAAATTCCTTCCCTCTCTATCCGCTATGGAATTACGAGCGTTCTGTAATTTTGCAAAAGCAGCATCTACAGGCATACTATTCTTTCTGGACTTGGTTTTGTCAGGCTCGTACATTCGCCTTCCCCTTGCATCAACAGCGTTTTCAATAGCAAGCCTTGTAGCCTCGCTTCGAGCCACGACATCTGCTGTGTCCTGCCTTGTAGGAGCCGTAAGTCCCTTGATGGGCGTAAAGCTAACGGGAGGGTCTGTTCCTTCTATTCTGTATGCCATAGGATTAGCCTGTGTAAAGGCCTGTTTGTTTTTGTGATGGATTGCGAGCGATGTACTTCATCATCTCGTTGATTTGGTCGTCAGAGAGTTCAAGGTCTTTAGATATTTGCTTGTACTCGTCTAACATCCCGTTCTTTTTGAAGTAGTCCTGAATTTGGTCCTTGTACTTCTTGATGTCAAAGTCCTCGTTCATGTCGTGCCCAAACTTCTCAGCGGCAAGCCTACGAAGTCCAATCATTCGTGTAGCGACCTCTGTGTCGTTTTGGTTTAAACTATCCATAATGTAATTGTTTTGCACATCACGAAGTTCAGGGTTGCTATTAAAATTTGGCCCTTGCAAATCAGCAAATTTTCTGCCCTTTTCTTTTTTTACCGCCTCGTATTCGGTCATTAATTTATTTTGGGTCTCAAGAATTTTTTGAACTTTTTCTGGACCTAACTTTTGAGTGGCAAGTTCTATTTGTCTGTTCTTCCATTTGTTTGGAGAGTTTTTAAAATATTGGTCGGACATACTTTTGATGGCATACTTTTGGTTCATCAAAGGGCTTTCTGCGTGTTTCTGAAGCTCTTCTTCCACTTTGCTCGGCCAAGGGATTTCGTTGCTTTTTGGATGATACGCATGGCCGCCCATTGTCCCAGCATGAGAAGCATGACCAAGCTCGTGTCCAAGAACCTGACGATATAGGTTTGGGTTAGTGTTAATCTCATTGTTATAAGCATTATCCTCGCTCATTACAATTTGAGGAAATCCCCTTTTCATTAAATCACCTCTGTATCCTCCAGGAAGCCAACTTGGATGCGAAGTCATTGGATAATATTGGGCATAAGGCATTTCAGAATCTTTCACCTCACTAAACTTGCCCGTTGAAATAGGGATGCCTGTTATTTCATTTATTCTTCTTTCATACTCGTCATCAACTGTTTTATTATGACTTTTATCGTTTGGCTTAAAGCTGTCGTAGAATATTTCTTTTTTAAGCCTTTCCTTGTAAGAAGGATGCCTCATGTATTCAAGCATCTTTTCTTTTTCGTTTTGCTCAATAGCTTCTTTTTCACCATCCGTTATTGCACCAGGAGTGGCTCTTCTATTTGGGTCTATTTTAGGAACAATAGGAGGTCTTTTCCACAAATCTCCTGGATAAACCCTGTTACTTTCTGAAGGAGGTGATACATAAGCAGCTTCCTCTTTCTTAACAAGCCTTGCGGGGGCATCGCCCACAAGTCCTCCCTGCCTTCTATTAAATAGATTTTGGAAGAATTGCTTAATAGGGCCGTCCCCTCCTTCCGTTTCTTCCGGCCTCATAAACCCAAAATCTGTATATTGTGCCATAACGCAAATTTAAACAATTCTCCCGTTTTTAATCCTCTTGTTCTGGACATCTACTACACCACTCTCGTCAAGCGTTATTAACGCCACTCCATGATTCCAGGAATTAATTGGCATATAAAGAGGGTGAAGTTCACACAATGAGCCAACTGACCATGTTGTAATCATTTGCCCATTAATGTCTGTTTCGGAATGCTCGCTGCTTTTGTGCGAATGTCCACAAATTGTGTTCGCTTTGGCTCGTAGGTATAACCCCCTAGCAATGTTTACAGGCGAAGTGATGCCAGAAGGGAACTCATGCCCATGAACTATACTCAAATTGCCTGCCCTTATTATCCTTTTGTCCGTAACGAAGTCAATTGGGAAATCCTTGCCAAGCCTGTTACGCAGAATTGTCTCAAGAGATATTTGCTTCATCTCCTCAAAGTCTGTCAATTGAGGAATTTCTGCGAACTTCTGCCAAATGTAATGCTCAAAACGCTCATCGTGATTGCCGTATTTGAACACCACCTTCTCAGGACTAAGCTCATTAAATATTGTTTGCAATAGCTCCACGCCCACCTTTATCTCCTCAGCCGTGTTGCGCTTATCAGGATCCTTGGCATACCGGCTCATCCCGTAGAAGTCAAAGAAATCCCCTCCTATAAGCAATGTCGTAATGTCCTTGTCTGAAAGGAAGTTTAAAGCCGCTGTGAGAGCCTCAATGCTGTGATAGGGAGCGTGGACATCAAAAAGGGCCGCAATTCGCTGTGACCCCTCAATGATGTACGGAAGATACTCCTTTTCTTCGCTTTTTGGAAGGGCATAAGGATTTTTAGGTCTTTCGCCTTCAAGAAAGAACTCCTTATTAAGGGTTTCATCTCTATTTTTTACTCCGGACTTCCCCTCTATTCTTCGTAAAGCGGCCCTTGCGTCTTCAAGATTTATAAATAGCAAAGGATGCTCTTTGTACATTACTTTGGCAAGGGATTTTGTAGGCATATCCATGCCATACTTCTTCCTATACTCTCTTGATAACTTGGATTTGTTCATTGTATGGGAGAAAATGATTCTACAAATATACTAAAAGAAAAAAGGGAACTAAAAGCCCCCTTATTTCATAGCAAAACAAAAAACACATTAAACAATATTTTATTCATCTCTTTGTAAATCAAAACCTCCATCTTCGTATATATCCATATAATGCTCGCAATTCCCCTCATCATCTTGCTGAAAGTCCTTATACACTTGTGAAAGCCTATCAGGGGGAGCATTAAACCTATAACATCCGTCAGCTAGGCTACACTCTTTGTTTTCACACATTGCAAAATCAGGCATATTATTTGTTGTTTTCTCCCTTAAAAATAGCCAAAAATAACGCAAAAAAAGCACCAATTGATATAGCAATTGTCTTCCAGACGGACTTAGAAGCCTTAGCATCCACTTTTATTGATTCTATGGCTTTAATATGCTCCTTGTAAATATGAATGTCCTTTTCCAAATCCTTTACTTTTCTATGAAGAATTGTGTTCTCATCAAGCAATTCTATTATTTCTTGCTCGTTTACACGAAGAAATCCCTCAAGTTGCTCCCTATTAAGCCCCATTACGGCATCCATGTCAAATGATAGCGTCTTTTTCATTTTTCCCAATAAATTTCTTCTCCTCTTTTGTAATGCTTAAGATTATCCTTTGCCAATTCATTAACAAAGTGCTTCTCTTTGTAAATAACATAATTATTAGGCAAAAGTGCAAATTGACCAGATTCCGTTTGAATAAGATTGAGAGGCTTATGCTCTGCCGGATAGCGGCTATAACCATCCTTCCAATCAATTATAATTCCTGTGTGCCTTCCTGTTCCCTCAAAAGGCTTTATAATTTTTGCCTCAAGCCCTTCAAGAAAAGGCATATATACAGATTCTATTTCTTCTCCCATCCCTGACCAAGGCATTAACTGCTCACTTTCACGGCAAAAGTTATCATTTGCCGACAAACTGTGCAAAGGCAATCCACTCCAATGCGCCCCAGATTCAAGGAATACATGGCAGGAGAGTGTTTGATACTCCCGGCAATATATTCCGTGCCAAATAGCCTTTGTAACGCCCTCTGGCATATCGGGGCCGAGGAACGAATTGTGGACATTCACATAGAAGTGAAACGGAAGAGGGGCGTGTTTAGGCATAATTTTTTATTTGGGGTGAGGACGGGAATCGAACCCGTAACGATGCCACCTTTAGGATGTGATGCCATTTCCACATTACGCATTACCCCACCATTTATTTACAATCAAAGCCTCTAATGCTTATTATAAGTAACTATGTTTCGTATCATTATTGTCAGATTAAACCTTACAATTTTACTACAAAACATAAGCGTTATTGGCAATCCACAGACAGCACCTTTGTCACAAGCGTGTCCTTTAAAATGAATCTCTGTACGCTTACTTGGTTGCCCATCCAAGAATTGTTTGGGCCACAGGAATAATAGCTGCTAGATGTTGTCTTTGGAAAGCCATCCCTTGCGGGATAGTAGTCCTCGGACAACATTTGTGTGCAAGTTTGGCACTCGTCCTTCTTGCAGGAAACAAATAGAAGAGCAATCAAGAGCCATTTCATTTAACAAATATAACGGCTATTTCTTCTTCTCTTTCTTAATCCAGTCTCCAATTAGCCCACGAATAATGTCCTGCTTATTCCGTTGCCCAACAATGGAAATAAATTCATCAGCCATTTCCTGTGTCATCATAAGAGTAGTCTTTATATCCATCTTTTGTTTTGCACCTCTCTGTGGAGCGTCAATGTCTATCATAGGCGTTCTTGTGTAATAGAACCCACCAATAGGACGCTTGTCCTTCATAGCCTTCAGGACATCATCCATAAGAAATCCCGTATCCCTCTGTATCTCGTACAACGCCCCGTATTTCTTACTAAAGGCGTGTGTTTGCTCGTTCCATTGGTAAATCATTGTTCAATATGTCGTTTAATTGTTTCATTACATTTTCATTTGTCTGTCCCCAGAACATCTCGCATTCCCATTTGCCTTCCTCGCCCCTCTTGCCGGGAGGCTTGAAGAAATAAGCCTGGAGGTTTTCGTCAGCAGGCGTTAAATATCTCACACAATGATCCTTAGCGGGACACCCCTCACCATCACATTTTGTTATGTCGCTATTCATGTTTTTTTTGTTTAGTCACAGGTGGGGGACTCGAACCCCCATCTCCAGGCTATATCCCGGCTGTTCCCCTTGGTGCTATTCATTCGCACTTACACCAACCTGTGTTGTTTTATTCCATCACACCCCCTCCTTATTGTCAATATTGACGGAAACTCCCATCAATTCATCAAACTGCTCAATGGGAATGTTAACATACAATTCCTGGCAAGCTCCTTTCAACAGCAAAAGCGTCCTTCCGTTCCCAGCATTGGAATATGCCATAACATCATTGATCTTAAACCTCACTTCGCTTGTTGTCGTTGCCACAAACCCACGGCAAAACACCCAGCCACTAATTACACTCACTTTAAATATGTCTGTCATTATTTGAATTGTTTACGCTCTCCCATTTAGCACTCTGCTTAGGCCACTTCCTCACCCTGCTCCCACGAAATAAATGGACAGGATTAATGAAATACACACCCCTCACATTTGACTTCCCAAGGACATCTGCCCACAAAAGCCCATTAATAGCAACATTCACTGTGGGCAAACTCTTTATGCCCATCTTCTCCATGTACTTCCTTCTGTTTATCACCACCAAATCATCCCCACTACGCACCCTCCCCAAAAGCCATATAAACATCTCCTTGCTCCGCAAAGGCATCCCATCACGAACCTCATTCAAAAAGGAATCCAGAAACACACGAACATTGGAAACACGCTCATAAAACACCCCCTCCCCCATCTCAACATACCTATACTCCATCTTGGACAAAAATGGACTGCCCCCAAACACATCTTTCTTCCCCTTCCGCTTCATAAAGCAAATGTAAAAAAGAATTTACATTACTAAGCACTCTCACACATATAAATGTATAAAATACTTTACATAAGAATTACAACATAAACACTCACACAACACTAAAACACACACACTTACAACACAAAAACAAACACACCAAATGCTCCCATATATATACAATAATACAATACGCTGTTTTGATGGCCGTTTTTAGTCCCTCTTTTTCAGCCCCCTTTTTTGGTGTTTCCATTTTAACACCCCCCCGTCCCAATTGACACACTTTAAACGGAAATATCGTTAAACACACCCCCCCCCTAAGTATTCTGTTCCAAAGAACATCTACAACATCCCCGCCCCAACGGAATGCTGACAAGATGAAGAGGAGGGAGGGATGTTGTTAACACGAATGAACGAAATGAGGAATTGTCAATACGAATGAACGAAATGAGGACTACCCCCTACCCAGGCCCCGGTATCACGATCATCCCGAAACCGAAACCATTTGAACCCGTGGCTCTGTTTCGTGGTTCTGTTGATGCATTGCCTTATAAGTGCCATACCTACCAACACAAACCGAAAAACGGAAACGGCAAACAGAAACCTTAAAAGGATTGATCCCTTCAAGGTTAACCACTAAACAGAAACCTTTCTAAGAAAGGCGCAAAGCAGAAACCTTTTACGCTTATCCTTTGTGTTGTTTGTGTTGGATGGTTAACATTCAAAAGGCAAACCTGAAACCTGAAACACTTGCGTAACGGAGTCAAGTTATAAGAGGTTTTCCCATCCCGATTTTTTCCGCTTATCATTCACCCTGGATGCAAGGTTTCTCATATACGCACATACGCACGAAGCTTTTTCCACCTTTTCCTTTTCCATTCATCGTTTAAATAATTCCATTCATACCGGTATTTCTGCCATCTGTCTAAAAAACGCTTTCCATGAAATTAATACCTTTTATCATTGCATCAGTTACAACAAACCAAACAACAAAATGAAAAAGCGCATTATTTACAAAAGTGGAAATGTATTGCATCTTTTCCGTATTGACAGCACTAGTAATGAAAAAATTGCTAGCAAAAACGAAAAGATTGTTCAAACATATCATTTCAGCAAGGAACAATTTGACCTAGCCAATTCGGGCGAAAAAATAACCATGCAAGCGTTTTTTGCCTTAGATGGTTCTGTCTGTTTCGATTGTCCTTTTGCCGTTTCTAATGGCGCAAAGTTATCGGCTTGCTATACTCATAAAATGATGCAGTATTCAGGCTTTTTGTCCTCTTTGCGTTCTGTCAGATTAAGCGCAACATGGGATGAAATCCCCGAATTGAATTCAGAAATCATTCAGCAAATAGTTTCCGCTTGCAATGGGCTTTATGTCAGATTTGGCACATATGGCGAACCTTCCTTAATTCCATTGGAATTGATGTCTTCCATTACTTTGCAAGCCAAAAATTGGACAGGCTATACTCACCAATGGCTTCGCAAGCCCGAATATTCAGCCTTTTTGATGGCATCTGTACATAATGAATCACAAGCGGAATTTGCTAAAAAGCAAGGTTGGAGGTCATTTGTTGCCACAAAGCAAGGTATTCCAGGGCTTGTAAATTGTCCCGCATCAGAAGAGGCCGGCTTTAAGTCAACATGCTCAAAGTGCGGGCTTTGCTCAGGATTGCAAGGCAAAGGACAAAAGTCTGTTTGGATATTACAGCACTAACAAACAAGCCCGCAAGGCGGTAACGAAAGTAGACTGTATGCATCGAAAGCACTTGCGGGAACTAATTTAAACCAATCAAGAAAATGAAAAAGTTAATTCTAGCAATCAGCACAATTTCGATTTTGGCATCATGTGCAAAGGAAGAAATTGTAACGCCCTCCGTGATCGTTCAACCGGTTGGAGTTTCTGAAAAATATTACGCTGAAATCATTCATAAAAATATGTTTTCAGTAGGTGACACGATTCGAATCACATTCAATCAAATGGCAAAACACGAATTTGCATGGCCTCATCCAAACCACACAAAATTTGTATCAGTGGTATTGATCTCAAAATAATCTCCATCCTTCAAAAAATATAGACAAATGAGCAACATGGAAAATTTCCCGCAGATGCCCTTGAAAGATCAAATCATTCTTTTGGCAAAACTCTTTTTAATTGTCCTTTTCACTTACATCATTAAAGCAATTTAGAAACATGAAAACATCCAAAGAAACCCGCCTTCTGATTGCCTCTGTAAAAGAGGTATTCAGAAACCTAGAAAAGTATGAGCTTTTAGGCTTGAATCCTGAAGCCTTGGCAGAAGCGGAAGAATTCCGCACATGGTTGCCTCAACAGACAGAGCAACACTTCGCAGACCCTATAGAGGAGGCAATTGGAAACGGTATTCCGGCAGACTCTGTAAGCCTTGCAAATTACCTCCTTTGGTGGTATCAAGAAGACAACAACGAAACCATCACCTTTGAAGAAATATGAAGCCAAAAAACATCCTCAATAATGCCGGCTTGATCAGCCTTGCAGACATCAAGAAAGCAGACCAGGCAACATTGATAGCCTTCTGTTTTACCGGGCATTACCTTGTCGGGTTTGCCGTCAAAGAACTTGTAAGCCGTTTACCATTAAATTAAACCGCTCGTACGAATTCAGTTTTAAAAGACATCATCAACATCTTATTTCACGAAAAATTAAACATCAAACAAAATGGAAACACAAAAAGAAATGCGGAAAGCCTTTTGGCAGTGGTTAAAAGAAGTTAACCCTTTACTGTACAAAGATGGCAGAAGGAGCAAAAGACAGAACGCACAACCGGTAGACATTCGGGTAACATTCTGCGATTGGTTGGATGCTCAGGATATCACGGAAAAGCAAAAAAATAATTGGTCACTTTAAACATCAAACAAAATGGAAAATTACAACATCAGCATCGTAAGGGTGCAAGAGTCAGACAGAAACATCGTTCTATTCAGTACGGCAGAACACAACATCTTAAAAGGGGTTAACTTCTGGCAAGACCTAGGTAAAGATAGCCCAATGAAGGACTACCTTCAGCCCGATCAAGACCTCACAGATTGGGTGCTGAAGAGGCTCGCCCTGGCTAACGAAGAGTGGGTTAATTGGAGTATCATTTGCCCCGATTATGATGAGTTGATTGAAAATATTGACATGGCAATATGGGGCTATATTGATCACCAAAACACCCCTGAACAAATCACATTACCGAAGGCACAAGTGACACATATTGTACACGCTCTGCAATTTCTTGAGAGACACGCAAGGGAAAACAACCTTCACTTCACAGAGTTTGATGCCATCACCTTGAGGGGCTTGATGCAGTATCCAGTTACTATTTCTGTGACACCTCAGCAACAAGAAAACTTTTGCGCCAATCATAGTGTAGATTTCCCAAAATACGAAGCATGAAAACCATACTATTGACCACGCCCTTGGAAGGAATCGAAGGAGGCATTGCCTCCCCAGGGCCATGCTTTTGGGAGATATTTCCACGCAAAGTGGAGGCAGAACTGAAGCTCAGAGACATCGCAGAGAGTCACGGCATCTTGATCAAGCGAGGCACAAAGGAAATATCCTATGGAGGACTGAAGGTGGAAATAATATCGGGCAAAGAAGCCAAGGTGATGCTAGAACTTTTGAAGTGGAAGGTGGTGTTGCCTCTCATCACTCAGGACAACCGCCCATCACAAAACGCTATGCCGGCATAAGGGCAAACAATTACTTCGCAGAAAATTTAAACCAAACAAAATGAAAACATCAGAGCAATATTGGAAAGAGCAATACGAATTGCTTTTCAAAACCTTCCTGCAAAATCAGGAAACCCTCAAACAATGGAGAGCCGGTGGCATCCTTTGGACTTGGGAGGATGTCCACATCTACGCATCAGATGAAATGGGCTACAACCTATCCCAGGCAGAGGCAGAAGGCATCCTCGCAGAGGTGATAGAAAACCACGACGCTGATCAAGGGGTCAGTTGGTTAACGATTAGAACAGAAATTGAAAACTTTATTAATAAATAAGCAAAATGGAAAATTTAACACCAGCAAAAATGGAAACGGTTTACAGCAAGTTACGGAAAGCGGAGTCTTTCCTTCAGCAAATCCCAGAGGACTTACGCACCATGTTTGACTTCAAAATCAATCACCTAGAGGGAATAGATGGCGATTATGTAGGGATGTCGTGGAAAACGAACGGCAATTATGTTGGCACAAAAGTGGACAACATTAATTCGGTGTCCCTGAAAGAAGGGCATCTGTTCCGATGGGTTGATATTCAGACAAATGGAGCGTCTGTAACGCTCTATGAATCCGGCAGTACACACATCACCCTATTCTGATTATGGAAGAGTGGAATATCGAAGGGCATGAGTCCCTGGGCCTTCTGAATTACGAAGGAGAAGCACTTGTAAAGGCCACCTGTATTTGGGTGGCCGTAGACCAGGGCATCGGAGATTACGAATACTGGGGTAGCAAAGGTGTCCATCACGATTGGACAACAGAGCTTGAGGATGTAATCCTCGAATCTGCATCCCTCTGGGACGAGGCTACACAGACAGAGATACCGGTTGATCTCAAAGACCCAACAAACAAAATGCTGGTTGAACATTGGCTAGATTACATTTCAGAAAACGCAAGCGATGACTAAAGAACTAAAGCAATTGGAGGAGCAACACCGGAGAGTGATTGCCCTTTGCCTGGAGGGCAACGAAGCCACCATTGGCATCGAAGGTGTACGCAATAAGTACAGAAAGAATGAAGCTCTGAAAAGAAAGCCGGGGTATGCAGAACTCAGAGCAATGCTAGAGATGTCCATCATTTACCATCAAACCACAAGGTCATGAGTAGTTGGCATAGGACAAACAACGAAGGGAAAGGGGTCTCCAAATGGAGATCCTCCCTTTCTTTGGATGAGGTGATTCTTCGCCATCTCAGGAGTGAGAAAAATATGGCAGAGCATTTGCCTCTCGCCAATGGCATTCCCGATGCTCAGGAGTTCATTAAAACGCTCCGTACACTCTCCGATGAGTTAGTACTCACGGCAGATGGAGCAGTGCCATACGGATCGTATACGGCTTTCTATTGGTGGGCATTCGGATGTCTCTACGCCTACATCCCAGAAGTGGACTCAGCAGAACGGTATGAAGGCAAGTGGGCAAAGCTCACAAGCGTTGATGAGTTTGTCAAAGAGGTGCAACATCGCATATGGCATCAGGAATGGGTGCATGGGATGGATGAGTACGCAACAAGAAACCCTGAGAAGTTTGTATGAAGTGGCATCCCATTTTTATAGCCTACATAAGCATGATCGCCTCAATGATATGCTTTGTAATAGGGGTGGCAAGAATCCTCTACAACCTGGAACACGACCGCAAGCAAAGAGCCTATGTGTGGATGGCAATCGTCCTCATCACCGGCTGCCTATCACATCATTTTTCTACATTAATCCCATGAAGTTTACAATATTGTTTTTAGTCTTGGCATCCTTTGCCTCCTACCGGAATCTTATATTCCATCTTGACCACGAGAACCACGAAGGCGTTGCCAAGTGGAGCGTAACAATGATAGTTTTTATCATCGCCACCATCTTTGTACTCTTCGCTTGACACGACAAATGGTATACAGTTTTTCGTTGTCCCATTTGGGTGTGTTTTCAGGGGCTTATTGCCCTGCACAAAAGTTCGTTTGTAATTGTAAATCAAGTGGGTTACATTTGCCCCATCCAAAGCAAATGATTACACAATTTATTTCACAAGTAAAAAGTTATGAGCAATCGTAGAGACGAGTTCAAGAGCGGGTCAACCAACCCGGCAACGAGGTTCCTGGAATGGGACAGCAATGCGAAAGGTTTTAAGTTTTATGACAAGGAAAAGAAGGAGAACATCCCTGTGAAAGTTCCTTTCAAGTTCTTAGTCCTGAAGTCCCTTCACACCGTGAAAGGATGGCATAGTAAATCGGAGAGTGGCATCTACTCTAACGAGATTAACAACATGAATGAGATGCTCAATGTCAAATCATTCAAGGGTGGTCACATCATCTCTGGCATCTACCGGGAGATCAAGGAGAAGCTTCAGGGAGGTGTGTACTTCAAGAGTATTTACATTATGCTTGGTGATGGAAGCATCGCCAACATTGCCCTCAAAGGTGCATCGTGTGCTATGTGGGGAGACTTCACAAAGAAGACATCTGCTAGGCTTGCTGATGAGTGGGTGGCCGTGATGGGTGCAGAGGATCAGAAGAACGGCTCTGTTAAGTACAGTGTCCCAGTATTTGAGTTCAAGGGGTCGTTGACAGAGGCTGATGGCATCAAGGCCGACCAGGCTTACGATGTTCTGTCAGAATACTTCAAGGACTACATGGCTCGCAAGGTAGAGGAAGCCCCTTCGGCTGATGAATTGTTGGAGGCTGAGGAGACAATCCCTAACAAGGCTGCCCATGTAGAGCCTGCAAAGAAAGCCCCTGCTACGCAGATAGATGATAACGATGAATTCGAACTCCCTTTCTAATATGAATACGCTCTGGAATATAACACAAGAATTCCTTTCCCTCGCCTCCCTCATTGAGGAGGCAGGGGGTGAGGCTACGGATGAAGTGCTAGAGGAACTAGCTATTAGCCGGGAGAACTTCAGCCACAAGGCTGAGAACTACGCAAGGCTCATCTTGAAATGGGAGTCGGAGATAGAAGCTGCCTCTGCGGAGGAAAAGCGAATCAAAGCCATAAAGAAGACCAAGGAGAACAGCGTTGCCCGCATGAAGGACACACTCAAAGCTGCACTCCTAGTCTTCGGACATGAGGACATGAAGACAGGGGCTAAGAAATTTGAAACGCCTCTTGTTAAACTATCCACAAGGAAGTCGTATTCTGTGGAGATCACAGATGAGGCTACGCTTCCAGATGAAGCCTTCGTATTTAAGAAGGAGGTGAGTAAGACAGCCATTAAGAATCTCCTAGAAGCAGGAGAGCATCTAGATGGAGCGTCAATGAAAGAAAACATATCTTTGCAAATCAAGTAAAATACTTTTTTGGTTTATTAATGTTAGTTTGGTTTAAACAGAGAAAGGCCACCGGGGATCTTGGTGGTCTTTTTTATTTCACTCTTTCTTATTTTATTTGTTACACTAATTCATAAACACATGACAGTTAAAGTGGTGATTACCTACTACGCCCACGAGGACGATTGGAATATCTCCGATGTTCTGGATGGTAGAAAACTTTCAGATGAAGGCGTAAAGGAAGACCTTGTGCAGATGCTCAAGGAAGACCCTGACTTCATCATGTCCAATGCTGATGTGGTTATTTCTGAAGCCAAGGATTCCATATGAGAGCATCAGATTTAGCGTTGATTGTGATGGACTACATTGATCAGCGCAAAGCCTATCACAATGAGATGCTAGAGAAACGCCCCGATGGAGATGGGCAAGACTACCACCTCTCAGGGATAGTGGAGCTGCTGGGAATTGAGCAGAGGATAATGTCTCTCATTCACCAGGCAAGCGAACACAAAGAGAAATAGTTATATTTGTTTTCACATCCTTAAATAATAAAGTCATGCCAATGAAGAAGCCAGGAGACCCAGGGCTATACGCCAACATCGCTGCCAAGAAAGCCCGCATTGCTGCTGGCTCAGGAGAAACAATGAGGAAGCCCGGCACAAAGGGTGCGCCCACAGCCAAAGCTTTCAAGGAGTCTGCAAAGACAGCCAAAAATAAATAGGGAATTTTCTTTCTAAGTTTTTCATATAAAGAGTGTGGCTTTTAGTCGCACTTTTTTTTGTTTTAATAGAAAACTATTATTTCATTTGCGCTATGGAATTTTACATAAGAAAAAAAGGAGACAAGCACACCTTACAAAGGGTATACTTTGAAGATGTGGTGATGGTTAGTATTTGGGTTAACGGCTTGGCGATTCACCTTGCAGGCAAACCCTATTTGTTTGTAGATGGTACAATAGAAACTGTGTACGATCTATTCTTCCGAAAGAACAAGTCGTTCATTCGTGCATCTACTAATTACATTGTGAACACCAATCACATCGTGTCAGCAGAACTATTGCCAGATAATATTAAGCTCATCCTCACGGACAACAAAACCGCAGTGCTTCGCAATGGACATGAATATGCCTACTTCATTCAGCACAACCGGTACAAGGATGAGAAGAGAAATCCTCCTATGGATAGCGATGCCAAGGATGCCATCATCATCAAGGAGAACTCTGATGTCAATAGCATCATTGCTGAGATTAGGGAGGCTACAGGAGAGGTGGTGAACAGGAGATACATCGTCAGGAGATACAGAGAACTAAAGAGCGAAATGTAATGGCAATAAGAGGAAAGTACGAGGGGCTGAATGCCCTTTACAACATCACAGAAAAGGATGTTACATTCGTGGAGCAGGATAAGGACTATCACCTCATCTACACCCTGAATTCTGAGGAGCCTATAAGGGCGCACGGGACATTGGCATCTGCTATGCAGGCATTCCCTTCTTTGATTAAGCCACACAAGTCTTATTTGGTTAACCTTAACCAAGTGTATTGTGTAGCCAATGCTGACAACACTACAGCAAAGGTGGTGTTCCGAAATGGCATGAGCCTTTTATTCACCAAGAGCAGAGAATTGTATCAACCATTCATAGCCAAGTTTGAAAATGAAAAATGATTTTTCTAAGTTCTTCTGCTTTGTCAGAGGCGTAATAGAATCGGGAACTGTCATCCACTACGGAGACAAGTCTCTCAAGATGGAAGCCAAGATGCATTTCAATAGACTGATGCATCACGCTACAGAATTTGAGAAGTATTTACACAAAGGACTTGGCCCAGAGATGGCACAAGCTGAGGATGAAATCAATTCAGCCATTGTCAATATGGTGTGGAACTTGTATGACCTCCCTGCTGAGGAGAGGGAAAGATTCATTGATCACATGAACGAATTTGAACCAATAAAAGAATGAAGTATGGATCAGTATGTTCGGGCATAGAAGCAGCTTCTGTAGCCTGGGAGTCCTTGGGATGGCAAGCCCAATGGTATTCAGAAATAGAACACTTCCCTTCGGCAGTGTTAGCCCACAGATTCCCAACTGTGCCAAACTTGGGAGATATGACACAAATACATAATACAGAACATTTCAATGGGACAACAATTAACCTTCTCGTGGGGGGAACCCCCTGCCAATCCTTCTCCGTTGCCGGTCTCCGAAAGGGATTGGACGACTCTCGTGGTCAACTCATGCTCACCTTTGTTGAACTTGCTGCAAGAAAGCGTCCAAGGTGGGTGGTTTGGGAAAATGTCCCCGGTGTCCTATCCAGTAATAAGGGAGGAGACTTTGCAAGCTTTTTGGGACTGCTCACAGGCAGGGACATTCAAGCCCCTGTCGGAGGTTGGACTAACTCAGGATGCATCGAAGGAATCTCCTCAGCCTACGGAGTTGCGTGGACAATGCTTGATGCTCAAGATTTCGGGGTTGCACAGCGACGCAAGCGAATCTTTGTTATCGGATACCTTGGAGATTGGAGACCTCCCGCAGCGGTATTATTTGAGCGCAACCGCTTGCAGGGGGATACTACGAAGAGCAGAGAAAAGAGGAAAGCAACTTCCGCAGATGCTCAAGGAGGCGTTGGAGGCGGTAGCCAATACTGGGGAAGTAACCCCGAATGCTCAGACACGGTAACAAGTAAATGGCACAAAGGAAGCGGTGGCCCTGCGGGGAGTGAGTGTGGGCTATTTGTTTCTCACCCCGCCCACGCATTCAAAGTGAGAGGAGGTTCTGAAACTGAAACCGGTGAGCAAGGTGGTACTCCGGGGAAGAAAGCAGGCAAGGGATACCTTGGTCAGGATGAAAAGGTATTTACCATTGGCACTACACAAGATCAACAGATAGCACAACCTGTCCCATATCGGAAAACCAAGAGGGCGCAGAGCAAGGATGATCACGAAACCTGGGTGGAGGATGATAAGGCTAACACCATAAACACATTTGATGTTGGAGATGTAAGAACTACACAGGCAATTGTTCAACCGACAATCATTGACAGAGCAGCTTTCAATCAGGGAGCAAATGCTCAATATGACATCAAGATAACGCAAGGGGAAACAATGCCATCGCTTGTTGCAAAAGGGCCACACGGAGTTGCATATAAAAATGTTTTGGAGGCTAACCCCTTTAATGATACCTTTGCGTATAAAGGTATAAATCATGGGCGCACACAAGAAAGAGACTCCGTTAAAACATTGTCAATACTGCGAGAAAAAATTGGAACGAAAGCGTTTGCCCAATGGGGACTTGGAGTATTTAATACACTTCAATCGACGCAAATATTGCAATCAGATTTGCATGGGATTGATGTTCGACCAGCGACATTCTCCGATAGTAGGTTCATCTACGGCTCATTATCATGCAAGGAAAATGATTCCGCTTGGATCATGCAGTCATTGCGGGAAGCTGGATGCGAAGGATGTACATCACAAGGATGGAAACTATCTGAACAATACATTGGAGAACTTAGAGCGTATTTGTCGGAGTTGCCACATGAAAAGCCACAGAACAAAAGGTTCATGCACGATTTGTGGGAAGCCGATGAAAGGTTTGGGTTATTGCGACAAGCATTATCAAAGGTTCAAAACACATGGGAATCCTTTGTTGGTGAAAGTAAATCAACACAGACCTCTTGTGCAATCCGAAGATTAACCCCATTTGAGACGGAAATTTTACAGGGATTCCCTCGTGGATGGACAAAGATTCCATACAGAAACAAGCCTGCCGACCAATGCCCTGATGGGCCAAGGTACAAGGCTTGTGGGAACTCAATGGCAGTTCCGGTAATGAGATGGATTGGCCAGAGGATACAAATGGTGGACAATATTTTAAATCCACCAAAAAGTTAATAGTTTTGAATATTGTAATTTAGGGTTATTTAAAGAGGGGAGGCATTGCTTCCCTTTTTTATTTTGCCCACCTGTAGAAGCCATTCGATACAGCGTACTCCCTTATCAAGCATCCTGCCATAGACCTGTGACTTTCCCTATCCCCTCTGGCATTCACATTCCCCTCAAAGGATTGGAAGAACCTCTCCTCAGGATACACTTGATAGACAAGGCCGACATGACCTATCCTTCCAAGAGCCTTGTTGTAGACAGTGAACACATCTGTAGCACGAATGGGTATCATGACAACAGCCTTCTCCTTCCTTGCCCATGACTTAGCTGCTCCGTTTACACCCTTGAAAACAGAGCCACACTTCTTGAAAATGTAAATCATTGCGTAGCTACACCAAGGCTGACTAGGGATTCCTCCTGCGTAACGGATGATGCTATCAACACGAGGGCCACGATTGTTTATTGGCCCTTCACGAGTGCCAATTAGGGAGGAAGCTTGCTTCCTAACACATTCTATTTGAGCGACACCAAGGCCGCTATAAGTAAGTGCAATCCATAGGAGAATAATGCGAGCCATAGCGTTTGGAAATGATTGTCCTTAACAATATTGTCACGGAGTTTTCCGTTGGCTCTGTCCCCGAATATAGCCTTGAACAGGGAGGGCGTGTTGATCCTGAAGCCTAGCGTTCCTAATACAACAACAATGTAGTACCGGGATGGAACAGACAGAACATCAACATACCTTCCAATGGGATAGAGGGCAGCAGCTTCATCGTGAAGCCATATGCTTATGTAATTGTACAGGAGGATGAAGGCTAAAAAATAAATAGGGGCAAGAAGTCCCTCGTGCCATTCTACCAAAAAGTCTTTTAGTTTGCTCATTTCCCTTGTCCTCTATATTTTTTTGGTTTACTAGCTTTTGGGCCAAAGTTCTTCTGAGCCTTGCCTCTTCTTCTCACACCGAAAGTAATCTTTGCGGCTGATGTCCCCTTACTTGATTTAGTCATTTGTGATGATGCTTTTTAACTCTGTGATAGTGCCGTCTGGGTTAGATAGGAAAGCATTTGTCTTTAAAGGACGCTTCTCCCATAACTTCCACCAACTCTTTCTCTTTCCTCTGCTTACAGCTATCCTCAATGTGTCAGCCAATTGAATCTCCCCCATCAGGGAATCTCCTTTTGTCACTAGCTGCCCGGAGTATCTCCCCACAAAGTGATATATCTTTTCAGTGTGTTCCCGAATGATGGTGTCCTTGCCTTGGACAATAATAGGAACGGTGTATAGCGTACCTATCTGCGTGTAAGCCTTCACATCTTTTATCTTGACATCAAAGTCCTTGCGAATCTTCTGGATGTCTTCACGAATTAAATCCTTTGCTGTGTTCTGTGATAGCACGACAGTGGACACTTGTGCGTTCATCTGTCCTAGCCTGTTGCGGGATGTATCAAGAACGCTGTGGATGGCTAAGTCCAATCCTTTCATGTCCGACTTTAGCACTTGGTTCTCCTTGCGTATAGCGTAATGGATGTACGCCAAATACATAAAAATTAAAGTGACAACGATGGAAAGGATTGCCCTGATGTTCATGCCTCTTCGTTTGGTTGCTGGCCCTTCCCAAACCAATTGTTAAACACCGGAAGAAGCCGGGCCACCCCGTATATGAACGCCATGATATTAAGGGCTAATTGTAGAACGGGATTCCATCCTTCTGCTATGTTTATGAGCCAATCGTGAAGTGGTTCGTAGAAAGCCACATAGATTAGAACGGGGCTATCCTTCACTAGCTCAATAAAAGACAGCTTAACTTGTAGAATTAGCTCCACATTAGTCTTCATTCTCATCGTATTTTTTAAAGTGATTGCTGGCGTAATTGGCAAGCCAATAAACAAAAGAGAAGACAACAGCGAACCACACAATCATAAAAACATCCTTGCGTCCTATTGCTGGCAATTCTAATTCCATTGTTATAAAGGAATAGACAGAGCAAAGGAAGATGTTCAAACAAATGAACACCAAGGCTGTATCGTGTACTTCGCTGTTGAATATCTTCATTAGTTCGTGTAGAACGGAGCCAATGCTTCGGACATCACTTCCCAAGGATTGTTCTTGGCAAAGCCATCTCCCATTACATCACACAAAGCATCATAGCTTAATGGAGAATGTTCAGGAAGTTCCACCTCCTTGTTCAATAGATCCTTGAACTCTTTGCGGAATGCTTTCTCCCCCTCTGCAGTCCATTGGAAGTTTCCTTTCTCATCACGGACAATCTTGTTTCCCTCCTTGTAGCAATGATCAAGGCGAAGGTCTTCTAGAGCCTCATCGTAGGCTTCATAAAGAGAAGAGAACTTCTTTGTTAAACGGGAGAGGTGTGTGATGGGCATAAGGTCAGCCGCATCTGGAGTTTTGGACAGCATCTCGCTGAATGAGCGAAGCGTCAACAAATTTTTGTTTGTAACAGACATAATTATATTTAATTGTTTCGCAAATATAATCAACGGATGGTTTCTATTCTACTCAAAATAGTATCTTGTGTATGAACAATATGCTTTTGTCCTATAGCCATCAACAGCATCCTGTCTTCTATCTTATCTAGGCGTTCTACGGCCTGCCTCCTGAATGTATACACTTCAAATGTTAGCCACGACATAAAGCCAAGCATAATGAAAGCTAAAAACAAATCGTCCTTCTCTATTATCCCTTTCATTTCCTCGTGTATTTAACGGCCTTCGATGCTACGCTCTTCTTTCCAACACATCCCCAGGCTTTACGAGAAAGGGCATTGGCACAAGGAGGGTTCTTGCAGGTTTTAATCCCGCTCGAACGAGCGCAATAATTATCGCCCTTTGGTGTTCCTGGGGAAATGGAATAGCCCTTCGCCCCGAAGGAACGAGTTTTGCCATTAATCGTTGCTGTGAACTTTTTTTCTGCCATGATTTAAAAAGGTGTTTGCCGTAGCGAGCCAAGGCTGTGGAAACTTAAAAATGTATGCCACACTTTGAAAGCAATTTGTGGAAGCCATGCTACTATACCGCTTTGTGAGGTATGTCCAATAGCCAGCATCATACTTGTTGCCAAGCAAGCTGTTAAACCTATGCTCTGTGTAGCCGAATATGTTAATGACAACAAACTTGCGCTGTAGCACTATCTGCTCCTCCTGCCACTTCTGTAATGTCTTAGTTACACGGAAGCCGGACACATCGCTCTCGCAGATGTATAGCTTGCCGTTGAAGCTGCGTACAAGTTGGCAATGGTTGTATTGACTCTTTGTAGCCCATCTGATGGCTTGCCAATACAGACGCTGGAGCCATGTTCCCTTCTCATTCCTGACAAGTATGATGCTCCAGTCTTGCATTTAGAAAGTGTTAAAACGGCCTTGAGAATCTGCCCAATATAACTTACTCACCACGAAATCTTCAATGATAACAGGTGTGTCCCACATCCCCATGTAGAAGTCGTATTCACCTACACTGCCCGGAGTTCCGCAAGGGACTATATCCCCGTTAGAATCTACGCAAGTGCTGTTGTCGGCAATGAGGCTAACATACACTGCACCGGGAGCAATTGGAATCTCCACATCATTAATGAATGCCCAAAGGCGGTACTTCATCTTGATGTAAAACCCATACTCTGGGTCGCATTCAATGTCAAGTCCAGACCAACTTACCCAACGCTCCATATCAGGGATGGTGGGCTGATTACTGATTTGATAAAGGGTGAACCCTTGGTATTGTTTTGTAGGCATAATTTTAAACTTGTCTTCCTAATGCTGTTTGGAAAGATTGAACAATATTGTATAGGTTAATTATGTTTCTTTGATTAAGCCCAAGTCCAATGGTTGCAAAAGCAATTTCTTGAGGTTGGCAAGCAATAGCACCGTTAGCTGTACCTATCCAAATTTCTGCTGTAACTCTTGTTCCAGATGTTGCCGGAAGTACTGTACTTCTTGCATTATTATTAAGCACATTAGAAGCATAACTACTTGCTGTAAGTCTTGATGTGGTAAACATACCGCCAGTATATCCAGACATAGAAATTCTGCCAGATGAACCTCCTATATTTATACACCAACCATCCGTAGAACCAGCCACTTGAGAACTTATTCCTATCATTGTACCGCCGCCCAATATTGAAACATAACTTCCAAAAATAGACCCATTTGTTCCTGCCGTATAAAAATTTCGTACATAAACGCTTATATGAGCATCCCCTAATGTTTGATTAACAGAAGGCGTGTATCCAGTTAATCCTCTATTAGCAGTGTTTGCAGCAGCAACTTGCATTCCCGTGGATGCGTACACCCAACTTCCTGCAAAAGTTATATTAAATGTTGTGGTGTCTTTTAGGTTCCATTTAAACGAGGCTGCGTTGTTTCCGATGCACGGATATATTATTTGCATCTTGTCCCACAAGTCCATGCCAACCATATTCCATACTAAATTATTTACAGCATCAATTTCTGTGCGTGTCATTGCATACCCAATACTTGCCTGAGCAGCAATGTAAGCCACGACATTTGGATGTAGCGTTTGTGGAAACACCGCTGTGGTGGTGTCCCCAATTACGACAGTTCCTGCGTCTCCTCCGAGGGCTGTTAGTGGCATATTAGTTTAGGTAGGTAGCGGTAACAATTGAAGCAGTAATAGAATTATCAGCATTTGCGTTCACCCAATCGGCTTGCAAATCAATGGCAAGTGTTCCTGTGGTATTGATTGATGCAGATGTACTGCTTACCTGAAAAAAGTTTAATAAACTACTTCCAGTATGATTTAACCTTCCTATACCCAAAAATTGAAGAGTTCCAGATGCTCCGATTGTTCTGCAAGTTAATGTAAACTCTGCATCATAATAAACAGTTGTCAAACCTCCACTATGAGTAAAGGTAATTGTTCCAACTGCTACACCACCGATGGTCAATTTTAATGCACAAACTTCACTCCCTGCGTCTTGGTTATAAGTTCCTGATACAAATATTTTAATCGTTTTACCTACTGCAAAGAAATTAGCAGGTAATGTGGAGCTTCCAATTAATGTTCCAAGTAGTGTTGTAGAGGTTGCTGTATTGGCTACCGGTATTGTATTTGTCTGAGTAAATATCCCCAAAGCCGTCAGGTCGGCAGACTTTGTGAAATTACCGCTTGCATCTGCCACAACAACGCCTTGTGCGCTTGTAATAAAGTCTGGATTGCGGTCTTTGGTGAGGATTTTTGTAGGTGCAGAATCTTTGTAAAGCGTAAGGCTTGAATTGGTTATTGTGCTATTGGTGTCATACCACAATGAGCCATTCACTGTCCCTGAAAATGTTGTTCCTCCTGCCGCTGTTGAAGGCGTAAGAATTAATTGAGGAACACTTGCCGTTCCTACTCCAAACCGAGAAATACCAGCCACAACATCAATTGCATAATTGGTGGTTCCTCCAGAAGCATTAATCTGTAATCCATAATTGGTTGTAGCAGTAGCAGAGGTATTTAGATACAACGCATAAGCAGCCGTACCCGTGATTTTTGTGTTAGATATATACGCACCATAAGTGGTGGCCGATGCTGTTGTTCCACTTATTAATACATCAATTCCACGCCCAGAAGTGTTTCCGGTTGATGCGTTGGTAATAACAAGATTTTTTGCAGAGGCTCCTGTTCCAGTTATGCCAAGATTTAAAATACTTCCAGAGGTCACCGTAGTGGATGTAAACGAAGCAACATTTCCCGACAAAGAACTTGAACTATGCGCCACTGATAAGATATTTCCAGATGTAACAGCCGTAGAAGTAAATGAAACAATACCTGTCCCCGTAAACGCACTTGTTGTATGTGTTACAGCAAGCAACGCTCCTGTTGTCATAGAAGTGGAATTTAGAACAAACGCATTCGTTGTTAAATTGCTATTCCAATTCCATTGTATAGTGCTGAGTACATTATTAATTGGAGTGTTTGAACCTGTAGAGGCAACTATATTGTTTAGAGCGGGGGAAGCAGCAGACGAACCCAATGTAATTGTCCCCGCTCCATTTGTTATGGTAATACCCGCTCCCGCTGTAAGTGCAGCAACCGTATATCCCGTTCCATTACCAATCAAAAGTTGTCCATTTGCAGGAACTGTATTTACAGCAGTGCCACCTCGTGCGATTGGAAGCACCCCTGTTACGCCAACATTTATATCTGCTGTTCCGTTAAAGGAACCCGCTGTCGTAGAAGCAAGGTCTGTTAATATTGTTCTTGCCGTTGTTAAGGATGCCGCACTTCCTGTTGTGTTCTGATTAAGCGTAGGTACATCCCCAACTTGGATTGCGGACATAATCACATTTGTGCTGTTACCACGCAAATATTGACCTGTTGTTACAGCACCAGCAAGTGTATTCATTGCTGTTTGCGCTACCACCCATGCTGGCATAGCAGAAGCAGAACCACCTGAAATAACTTGTGTTAAAAAGTTCGTTCCATTAGTGGTTGAAATAGTGACATCATCTACAACCGTACCACCACTTGCATTAGGATAAAATGCCAATGCGTATTGGTCTCCCGGATTTACCGTTCCACTACCGCCTCCTCCACTATATTGTGGAATGTTAAGATTTCCTGCTGTTAAAGTTGCTGCTCCGCTTGTTCCTGTAGTAGTTAAGGTTATCTCTTCAATTGCTCCTGTTGATGCGGTTGTCCTTCCAAGCAATCTTGAGGTTGCCATTGTAAGTCCTGAACTAGTGGCTGCACCAGGAGCAACATAATCCGTTCCTGCTGTTGCAGCAGAAATAGCCGTGCTATTTCCTTTAAGAAGTCCTGTAATTGTTGTGCTAAGTGTAATTGCAGCAGCAACTGTGGGCGTGGCCACAGTGCCAGCAAAGCCGTTTGCAGATACTACAGAAACGGATGTCACTGTTCCAGAACCTCCGCCTCCAGCAGGGACAGACCATCCACCGTTTGCGTTTAGATAGTAATCAGTAATAAACTCACCTACAGCAAGCGTAATGTTGGCTGGGGGAACAAGACCTTTTTTCCCAAGACTTGCTCCTGTGGTGTCAGAAGTGAACTGCTCTAACATTGCCGTCACCTCTGTAACACTCAATGCTTTTGGGACACCCAGGGCTACATTGTTTCCTATAATTGTATCAACACCAAGATTGGCCATCTTGGCAAGCGTAACCTTGCCATCGCCAATAGTAAACTCTGGGAAAGGCGCACCAACTGTATTAATCTCATATGTTATATCTCCGTCTACTTCCCCCCAAATTAGTTTAATATCAGGAGCAGTAGTGCCAACATACGGCACAAGCAAATAGCCTTTTGTGTCGTAGTCTACAGGAAGAGAAAGTCGCTCAAGTACATTTGCTCCACTTGATGTAAGCAAGTCTCCAGCATCCGTAAGCGCAGGAGGATTTGGCGTTAATAGTCCTATTTCTCCCGTTTCATCGTTAAGCGTAAAGTCACCACTAAGAGTTAATTGTTGCATAACTCCTTGGTTTTCGCTAAACCGCCCAAGAAGAATTGGCCTTATAAGATTTTCAGGGCTATCAGGAATAAACGCAAACTTATTGTAAGTGACAGCTTGGTTTTTAATAGTGAAGGTTGCGGTGTTTACATTTAATGGCTCAGAGTATAGTGCCGTTAAATCACCACCTACTACTGATTGAGCCGCTACACCACTACCATTCCCCATGTAAATTAAACTCGTGTTCAGAACACCGCTTAGTTTACTAGCCAAATCACCCGACAAGTTATCCACTTGATCTTGGGTAATGCTTGGAATGTCAAGAGCAACAAGAGAACGGAAAACAGGAGCTCCTAAAGTTTCTCCATCATCTGCCCCTGCAAAAACATAATTGGGAGATATTGTGTTCTGCCAAGCCAAGCTAATGTTGCCCGATGTTGTAACATCTGCACCAGCATCTATGTAGGCTGGAGGGTCAATACCAACACTTGTTACTGTTCCCGATCCCGTAGCCGCTGCTAATGAGACAGTAGTCACACGACCTTTAGCATCCACCGTAATGACAGGGATTTGCAAAGGAGATCCACCTCCGTATGTGCCTGCTGGGCTAGTTCCTAAATTAGGAACATCATCAGGAACCATCACCCTAAATGAAGGTATCCCGTTTGTGCCGTTAGGAGCTGCTAAGAATTTATTAGCCGTTTGTGACTTGAGGGATGAACTCAATGTTACAGCTCCTGATTGTGGGGTAATTGAACTATCAAATATGGTGTTTGGCAACATATTCAATGCCACAGTTGACACCCCAGACGGGCTTGCTATAAAACCATTCAGCGAAACATTTAATTTTTGAATCGCAACTAAAAGCGTATCCGAAGAAGAAATTGCCCCTGTCCCGGATGGATAGGATGTATTCCATCCCGCCATTGTTTTAGCCATCACAACCGCAGAGGGAATAGATGGATTTGGGTATGTCCCCGAAAGGTCTCCTCCAGCAGCTCCGCTTACAGTTGTTAAATATGTGGAGTTGTCATAAGATATCGTTGTCCCATTTATTCTAACAAACCCTGTTCCGCTCAAAGCATTTTGCTTGCCATTTAGAACGGAACCAAGTTGGGCATTGTCAAATGGGCTGTCCACCAAATTGGCAAACCTTAACTGAGAAGGACTAACCTTCCCAATAATTTCAGACTTCTCTGCTGCCGTTAGGTGATAGTAATCCCCTGGGCCGCCTCCCTGAAGTCCAGAGAGGTTGTTGTGAATGCCAACATATGTAACAGTGTCAGCATATGTAATAGATATTGGAAAATATGGCGGGAGTGCAATCTCAAGAAGATTACCAACATTTATTAATGCCGTAAGAGCATTGAGCCTTATAGCACTTGACAGCGTTAGGTCATTAGCCGTAGTCTTCAGAGAAGACATTAGATTGGCTTTGCCTGTGTTGCCATCAAGGCCAGCTTGCGTTATTGCTAACGATGCCTTTGCGTTATAAATTGATAAGTCATCAAGGAATGTTGCCATAATTTTAACACCCGCAGCTACAATCTATAGTAGCACACATTTCTTTTAGTTTGTTGTAAAGAGTTACTGCTGATGCCCATTCTTGAATGTCTATAGCATTCATCATAGAAACATAGATGCCATAAGTCTCAAGATATTCATCTGGGCATTTACCACACATTACTTGTTGTAAAAACTCATAGCGCATTCTTATGATGCAATTTATAAGATCATCATCCACAAGAATTCCCACAGAGTCTAAATACCATCCCGGAAACTGCTCGGCTATCTCATAGAGATTTATTGCGCCCCTATAAGTGCTGTAGTCCGCAGTATCGGTGTTTAAAGACCAAGATGAATATAGGAAGTCATCTGTTGTAAAACTACCTGTAGGAGCTTCGTAAAGCCATACATGAGTGTCATCATACACTTGGAAGATTTCCCCCATTGGGAAATAATTTCCTGTGATGGCATCAAGATAGAACAGGTACTGCTCCGGCTCAAAGGCAGAAAGGAATGTTGTTCCATCTCCTTCAACACTAAAGTATGCTCCTGTAGTATATTCAACAAAAGTGCCAACAAGGTCAATTAAAGATATAGGAGCAACATTTGCCCACACCCAATCACCAGGACTAACTTCAATCGAATTAGGTGTGTAGAATACAATTATACTCTCTATAGGGAATCCTCCTGCCTGACCTAAAAGGTTATACTCTCCAGATGGGTTGACAATGTATATGTAATCGTCAACAGCAAAGTTTGTTTGAAACAAAGACCCATCCCCAGTAAGCAAGTAGCAAGTTTCTTCCGCAGAGATGCTAAGATAAACTCCGTTAGAAGGGTTTATAACAATCCCCGGAGTTGTAGAAGCAAACAGCCTATCCCCCAATGTCGGGATGTTTATAGCAGTAGCAGAAATGGTGAGTTCGGTGTCGCTTATAATACCATCAATAACCCCTATCTCCATCAACTCTCCGAGGAAAAGCTGATAGTATAAAGTTTGCCCCACCTCAAAAGTGGTGAACGAAGTACCTGTTCCGGTTATTGTAAGCCCAGCGATAGTGTCAAATGTTCCATTGGAATTTTTAACTACATCATCTAGGTTAATATCAGCAGCACATAGTATTTCATACCCAGTCGGGGTGTTTTCAGACCTATTGTAGATGTTTATAGTTTCTGCCGTTGGAGCTTCTAAAATCTGCCCAAGCCTTCTATAGTCTCCTGTGACAGCATCAAGATAGTACAGGTAGTTGCTATAATCAAAGCCTACGCTAAAATCAGTTAAATCACAGGTAACAGTGTAGTAGGGCAGACTTTCATAACTTTCCACCACTCCTCCAGCAGTTTCCATTCCCGAAATAGCCGTAGCACTTCCGTATAACTTTTCGTCTGGATTAGCTGAATTTAAAGGCCCTCCTTCAAGGTTTAGTTTTGTATCGCTAAATACCTTGTCAACTTGATTTATTTCTAAAAGCTCCCCTGTTGAAGCCGATACAAAATAAAGATAGTCTCCCTCTTCCAAATCAGTAAAAACGGAATCAGCAGATCCATCTACAATGTGATATGTGCCTGCGCTATCATCTTCATACTTTCCCCCAGAGGCACTCTCATTAAAGAACGGAGCTGCAATCAATATCACCTCATAAATCCCTCTTATGATATCCGTAGTACCATCAGCATTTGTGGTGGTGGGGAAGGTGAGTTGATAGGTGTATGGATCATCGTCCTGCTCATTTTGGTCAGAAGGACTCTGAGTATCGCTACCATATACATTCCACACCCTGTAGACAGTCCATAGATGGACATTAGTTCTGTATGGTCTGTAAGGATTATATGGGCCAGGGATAATGTTGTAACCTCCAGTATTGGTGATTGCATTATACTCCCCCGTATCATCAGGAACATCTACAAATGTGTAGTCGGAGTTTATTGTTAATGGCCCAATTTTTAACTTTAACTCCCTTGGGATATTGGGATTGGCTGTCTCAAAAAATGCCGTATCAATTTTGCTTGTTGATAAGAACGAAGCCCCACTGATAGTTGAAAAAAAAGCAGCAGCACTTCCGCTTGTTATAGCATACCCAGAATTAGCCACCGTAGCAAAATACGATGCAGCTAATCTTGATGTTACGACAAAAGGGTTACCATTAATGGTGGAAACCACTCTTGTTGAGTACCCTGCCGTGCGGAAAACTATGCTTGCTGTAGGCATACACTTTTATTGTGTTGGTTGTTGACCTCCAGTAGGATTAGTATCTACATTGTATCCAGCAGCAGATAGTGTTGTTTGTAAAACACTCAACCCTACAGTAATATTCGGCTGACTCTCGTTTGTGTTGAATCTATATAGAGTTTGGCTTGAAAGCGTTGAACTTGCCCCAATACTTGGCGTTACTCTAATCCAAACAAAAACAGGGAAATCGTCGCTTGTTCTGAAATAAGTGGTTACCCCACCGGATTGACCAGAAGTATTAAACACATTCATTGTGATGAATGTAAATGGTATGTTTATAACAGGAGATACTTCGCTCAATGGAGTGCCAGAAATACTTATTTGCTCTAGTCTAGAAACCGATGTGTTATTGAGGCCGCTTCCAAGTCTCCATCCATTCAGCCCAAAGTTTGGCATACTCAATTGATTTGTACCGCCACTAAGAGTTGGGATGCGAACATATATGCTTTCATTATTTGTAATAAGCGCATAAGCTGCTGCTAATTTACTAGAAGCTTCAGGCTCGTTTACAGCAGTGGCTGTAATTGTAAGGCTTGTGTTTGTTGGGATTGTTGCAATTTGCCCTACAAGTTGAAAGTTACCAGTGTTGTCAATAAAATATAAATATTGACCCACATCAAAGGTGTCTATAAAAGTTGTAGCAGAGCCTGTAACAGTAACACTAGCAAGAACTGAAAATGTCCCTGGCGATTCAAGAGGAGCTGCTATTTCTTCTGTTGGAGCAGCACTATTGCCTATTGGGCTTTGAGCGATTGCCGTGTTGTTTGCGTTAACACGATAATACTTTATGTCTGTCGGAGTGATGTATGGCATTTTGTGATGAATTTATCTTTGTGATTAATTGTCTTCTACTCTATTTCAATTTCTCCAAGCCCCACTTGCCCAACACTATATCCATTAGCTAACATTGTATCTGCTGTCGTGTTTGCGGACGCAAGAAATCCTTGCAATGTCCCCGCACACAAAAACTTAAACATTGTGTTTTGAGCCATATTCTCCCCTTGGTTTCTGCCGTATGGATTAAATAAAGCAAAAACAAAATTAGGGAAAGCAGCATTATTCAAAGTTGACAATGGAGGAAACAATACCCTGTTTTGAGGATTGGCCGTTGTAGGTCTAGGGGTAGTGTTAAAAACATTTGTTGGAGTGATGGAATAAGGAACTTCAGATACAGGCCCCACCTCTGATGGGCTTCCAACCAAGCTATATGTCGCAATGCTTGAAACACTCGTATTGTTGTAACTCGTGAACTCTCCAGGCGTTAATCTAAATGAATCCCAATTTGGGAGAAACACCCTCGTTGGATAACCACTTACAATTGCTCCATTTGGAATGGCGGGAATACGAATGAGAAAAGACTCCGATCCGTTTAACACCAATTTAATCCCTCCGCAATATTTATTTGTGATAGCTGTAGTCCATTTATTCACAAGTGTTATTTGGGCTGAACTTGTTGGTGTTATAGAAACTCTGCCCAATAAAGAAGGATTTCCTCCTGCATCAAACCAAAATAAATAATCTCCTGCGGCAAAGTCTGTAGTGAATGAGGTTTCAGTACCTGAGATGATATTTGTATTTACGGCTAGTGTATCTCCAATTGTTGGAATAGCTGCTGCTGCCTCTGTTAGAGTGAGGCTTTCATCACTTTCAATGGAAGCGACAGTTCCAATAAGGACATAATCACCCGCATCATCATAATACAACTTATCGCCAACATCAACAGTAGTCTCAAAAAGAGTTCCATCTCCAACCACTACAGTATCGCCATCCGATAGTGAATCAAAAAGTCCTGCTATATTGTTTGGAATAGCCGTAATAAAACCAGTTGCTAAAGAAACGGGGTTGATTCTATCCGTAATATCTGTATCAACACCTCCAGATGCGGATTGAGCCACTATTAGGTTTTGTACCGTGGCTCTTGCGAATATAATGCCGGGGGCTGAGTATTGAGGCATAACTTCTTGTATTCGTTAGGTAAAAGTTCTAATTGCAAATCTACAAAATCTTTTTGCTCCATTTCCTCTCTTATTGAGAAAGTTTTGCCATCCCCTCCCTCTATGGCAATGTCATAGATACTGATAATGTCCACCCCATCTATTGGGACATTGCTTTTGATTCTATTTACTACCTCCTCGTAGTTTGTGAGCAAAGGATCTATGGCAATAATATCTTGATAAAGTTCCTCCAAATTGTTCTCATACAAGAACTCGTAAAAAGGCTCATCAACAAATATCACCATAGGGCCATTATATTCCTGCCAAAGCAAGCTACTCCTGAGCATACAAATTAGTTGCTCCCTTGTCAAAGGCATCATATATTCCATGCCTATGTGAACACCAAGTCTATTTTTCACGAGGTAAAAATAAAAGAAAAAGGGGAACATTGTCCCCCTCATTCTCATTAAGCAAAATGAAACATTCTTATTGATAGTTTTGATAGGTGAATGTCAGCAATTGATTTGCCGTCACCTGATCGTTCACAGCTGCACTCTGTCTATATACAACCTCTTGGATAAACGCAAGCAATATTTGCGTCTGTTGAGAAGCTGTAGTACATCCTCCCTGAATGTCGAATCCGAGGGAGGTTAAGTACTTTTGGTTCAGAGTTTCAAGTGTGTCCATCATTATTCCTTAGTTCCCCTGCGGGCTTTGTGAGTCGTTGTTTTAGCGGCTTCATATCCCTCACGAAGAAACTCAATGGCGTGTTCCTGGAACTCAGGAGAATGGGCAGAATACTTATAGATATTCACAGCCGCCACTTCCATATTCGGGATGGAGATGTCCTCTGCAAAGGTAATAATTTTCCTTCCGTCATACCTCATCAATTCTTTCTCAGTTACAAGAAGTTTCTTTGAAATCAAGGAATCGTAAATGAGTTCAATCTTGTTCACCTCATCCAAAGACTTGAGCATATCCACCACTTCTTTGATGCGCCCCTCTTCCACCATCTTAATAAGAATGGCTCTAGAAGCTTTAATCTTACCTGTGAGGTCTGGACGATTTAGGAAAATCCTATCGTGCATTGATGCCTTCGTAAGAGTGTTCAAGGAAGAATCATCCAAGTCCTTTATCTTGTTAAGCATAGCAAGTTTCGCCTCAAAGTTCTGAGTGATGCCGGTACTTTCTCTCTCAGCATCCACTACCTCAAACTTCCAAGACTTTCTTGTAAGCCCTGTCAAAGGGTCTTGCCTCATTTGAGGGTGAAGTTGCATAACGAAAAACCTTTCACGGTCTCCCACACGATCACCCTTAAACACCAACTCCCCTCCTTCAGAGAATACAGGATGGAAGAACGAAGGCGTACCTTGAGCATTGTATCCCTCAAGGAAGCCGATTTGATATGGCTGCCTCTCCCAACGGATTGTCCAAGGGGAAGGTATGCCATGCTGTCCGATTTTCTTAACCATCCCGCTTGATGTTGGACGATTGTAGTCTTGACTAGTTCCTTTTTGCTCAAGCACGGTGAACCAAAGATTGGGATTAAGTCTTACTTTTATAACATCCCCAGGTTCAAGGCTAATGAGTTTTTCTTCGATTTCTACAGGCCAAGAGTTGATTTCGTGGATTCCACCCCTTTCGGTTGATACTATCATATATACATTGTTTTAAATTACAAACGCAAATAAACAAAAAAAGGGCCAACTTTTCAGAAGGCCCCTTTTTGTCACATCATTTTTTACATGATGGTTCCTCCGAAGTAAAGCTTAGAGGCAAGCATTGTCTGTGCAGCGAAGTACTCGTTGTTGATGATTTGATAGTTCATCGCACCAAAGTGAGCAGGATCACGCTTAACAATTTGATTCATCACTGGAGTACCGCCTGTAGTTACCGGAGCCTTCAATTGAAGAACACGGAACATTGGAGCAGTTACAGTGTAAGAGGTGTTGGTAAGTTCACGAGGAACAGCAACATCTTCTTTCGGGATGATTACGAAAGCATTAGCCCAATAACCACTAGTAAGAGAAGTATTATCACCACTAATGAGAGGAGAATACATCGCCTTGTGCGCCCACTCAGAAGCCTCGTTCAAGTTCACCTTAAATTTACCAAGGATGAAGTGACCAAGAGACCTCTTCAAGCCCGGACGACCAGCACCATCGTTCATTTCACCAGAGATGTACTGAACAGCACCACCCTGAAGAGGAGCAAGAGCGTTACGCTGAATGCTTTGAACGAAGTTGTATCCACCCCAAAGGTCTAGTTCTGTACCAGCACCACGATTCTGAAGACGGATACCGATGTCCTCAAGGTTTGACATTTGAACACCACCAGCAGCATAGTCATCTGTCAATCCGAAAGCCTGAGCAGCAGATACGAAACCAACGGTAGTAGAAGGAGAGCCAGCAGCAGTTCCGTAAGTTTCTCCACGACCACGAGTGATGGCAGCAGACTTACGAAGCATAGCAGTCATAAGAGCATCAGCGAAGATACGAGGAGCAAGTACAGTTTGTCCACCTTCAAGTTGGAACATGAACGACTGGTTATATGTACTCTGACCAACTTTAGCAGAAGGTGTAGACATATATTGGAAGTTCACGCCATAACGAGACCAGCCACGAACAGATCCATCAGCGAAAGCTGCGTTAGGGTCTGAAACGGCATCTTGTGGAAGAAGAATATCACTAGCAGCAAGGAAGGTGTCAATTTGTATATCGGAAGATGGATTTACTGTGATGGTAAATGTAGCTGCATTTGCAGGCGTACTAACAGCAGTAACATTCAAGATAACAGATGGGTCTTGAGCAATCTGAAAGTTCTGTCCTACAGAAGCGTAGTTGTAATTACTTCCGTTATAAGAGATTGAATTAACAGTGATGACAGCAGAAGCACCAGCAGAAGCACCTCCTGTGAAGGAAACAACTGTCAAGGTGTTCAATACTGAATCCTGTTCTGCGTGAAACACTTGTGTAGTGTTAGACTGAACTCCTACAAAAGCCCTATTGTCAACGAGGTGAGCCATAAGGCCGTTCTCAATAAGTTGACGATCAGGATAGCGATCAAGAAGTGTAGGCCAAAAATCCCTCACGAATGAGGTGCTGTCGGCAAGTCCGGATAGAGTAGCTGCGTCTGCAACATTTCCTCCGGGGCTAGTGGCTGATGCGCCACTAAATCCTCCAAAAGAGGTTTGATTAGGTAAAGCCATTTTTTTGCGAGTTTAAAAGATTAAAAATTACTTTGAACGCCTACTATCCTTAAACCTCCAACTGATGGGCCTTTAGCAGCCATCACTTGTTTCGGGTCTATGGGAGCGACATTATTTTGCGGCACTTGATTGTTCAGCGTACGATTCATCGCTTCTACTGCCTCCTTAGGGGCTGCTCTACGAGCTGCTTCCAACATCGCTGGAATCTGACTCTTCAGCATCTCTAATTCGGCCATAGCAGTGGCAGCCTTAACATTCGGCCACACATTGCCATTTGTGTCAAGCGACAACGGCACAGCATCACTGTAAACAATATCCCGAATCTTGCTAGCATCCACCTGTGGAAGATTGTACCCCGGAATATTCAGGGACATTTCCATAGGCTTAAAATCCTTTAAGCTGCCTTCAACGATTGACTCATACTGTTGTTGGTATCCGTCAATGTCAAAATCAGCCGTTTGGGGATTCCTAGCGGCTTCAAGTTTCCCTCTAACCTCCTGCTGTTGAGCGATGAGATTTTGGCGAATGCCTTCGGCTTGCCAAGCAATTGCATCGTAGTCCTCTTCGGCGAGTCCAAGATTTTCAGGTATATCAAAGTCAATATCGGGATATTGCCTTCTCAAGTGTGATTCAATGTGGCGGTCTGTCTTCGCCCAAGGGTTAGCCTCCTTGACGGCTTCTTTGATGAGGTCAAGAACTGTCTTGCTCTCAAAGTTCTCATTCAACATCTGCAAAATAGCAGGGTTGTCCAATATCTCATTCACCTCATCAGGTAAACGATATTGAATTGTAGGCTGTTGTGAAGAACTAGCTTGTAGCTTCTGCTCCATTTCAGCCAACTTTGCCCTCAGTGATTCTATATCATCTACTTGAGGGGCATCCTCTTGGGCTACGGGTTCTACATATTCCTCCTGCGGCTCACCCTCTTGTGGAGGATTGTCGTAATCGGGAATACTAATAGACCTAACCTTGAACGGGTTCTCCGCTAATTGCGGGGTCTCCTGTTGGTTCTCCGGCTGGTAAGCCAGGGACTCCTGCTGGTTCTGCACCTCCGCTTGTACCTCCTGTGTTTCCATACATTTTATCTATTTCTAATTGTATTCTTTGCAAAATTACTTCAGGATTGGCACTATTCATAGGATTTGCAAAGGCAGCCTTCGCATACTCCTGAATTACATTGCCAAATATTTTCAATTGCTCTAATTTTTCCTTCCCTTGTTGCGCTTGTTGGTTAGACATCATCTGCCTTTCTGTGTTCGCTTGGTCAGCCATTTGTTGACCTTGCATCTTCTTGATGTCATTCTTTTTCTGCTGCACAGAAAGGTAGCCCCAAGCTTGCTTCATATTGTCTATGATTTGCAAGTAGGCATATTGATCCATTGTAAGACTTCCTGCGGCTAATGCTTGTTGGGCTTTCGCATAGAGGTCTTGCCATTGTACATCTGTTGGAAGAGGC